TATGGCTGTGCTATATGCAGAATCAATATATCCTATACCCTTGACAACTAATCTAATAACTGGTATATATAGAACTATCCCGGGATGTATTCGCCGGGTGTAGACAAGAGAGAGGATAAAATGAATACGAAACGATATACACTTAAGGTTATTCACCCGTATGAATCAAGGATCATGGTAGATTCACGGTCTTATGACTTGCACACTGGCAAGCTGATTACATACACTCCAACACGCGCAAGCATTAAACGGTTCTTGCGGGCGGTTTGTAACCTTCAACATATCCTGGTGATTCACCACGACGGGTATACATTATCTACTGATACAGCGTGCATTGGAAAGAATCAGGAATATTTTATATCTTGCCAATGAAGGGTTACTTGAATGAGAGAGAGGATAAAATGAATACGAAGGGTTACTTGCCTGTAATTATCATGTTCGCACTGGTATATATTGGGTTATGGTGTTTCTTGCCTGATATGTTCTCGCCAGCTGTTATCCTGGGAACGTTCCCCCGGATCTATTAAGAGAGAGAGAGGATAAAATGCTACAACCAATAACGTATAATGGCCGCGACATGTCAGAATTATTAAAATTATCCGGCATGAAGTATAAACAAGGGTATTTTTCCCCTACCGAATGGGAACATAAAACCGGGGTTAATCCCCTATCCTGGACCGGGTATATATCAGTATGTTCGGGATTCTGCTTCTGGGAACCAGTTGCAGAGCGAATAGCCGATGAACATTATCAGGCTGTAATCTGTAATTGGATTGTAATTGGGATATCGGCACGGGGAGGTGTAAAATGAAACTATTTGTACTACTTTATCGCTTTTTAGCCCGTCACCGCCTTTACCGCCTTGCTATGTTCTCGCCAGCTGTTGTCCTGGGAACGTTCACCCCGACCTATTAAGAGAGAGAGAGGATAAAATCATGGCTAAACTCACAAACACGCAATACAAGCAGCTCCATACCATTTTGAGCAACCTGGAGCGCGCCTATAATTATATCCAGCAGCCCGCTATTATTGGGATTGCCAAAGAGACACACAGCCCGCTTGGGTGTGATTACATGATAAAGAATCCCGCCTGCCTGGATGTGTGCAGCCCGGGCACCGTCGCCGCCTCAATCAGCCTGATGAATAAAAGCATTGGATCAGACATAGCCGGGTTAAGCATGGCCATGCATCAGCTCCGGGAATTCCTGAACCCTGCCAGCCCGTTATAAAACGGGGAACCGTCCAGCCCTTGACAAGTTACTAGAACGTGATAAAATCGTAAGTACGTACCACCCCACCCGCTGGAGCACAGTCCCAGCCCCTATCTTTGAGAGGAGATATAAAATGACTACCGTAAACCACCCAACCTACCGCCTCAATTTCACCGAAGTTTGCACAGTCCGCGCAACCCTGTATTTTTCTTATAAAACCCTGGTTGCATTTCACACCCCGGAAAGTGGCCTGATTGTTCGCGAGAATGACTGGAGCACCACCACGGGCAAGCATCTGAATTACATCGATGGAGGTAACAAAAAGAATCGTGTGTCTGCCAGTAAGTTTGCCGAGCTTGCACAAAAATACGAAGTCAATTAACCCCGGATCCGCCCGGAGCAGCACGGGAGGACCTGCTCCGGGTCAATCCGTGGTCAATCCTGACCCGGATAACGAGAGGAGTACAAAATGAATCAATCAACCTGTTATGAGAAGATTGCCCGCATCCTGACCCCTGACTCTGACAAATGGCTGAAACTGGCCATCTCAAAGGATAAAGGCCGGGCTTGGCTGACCGAAGTTTACGGGAATATGGCAGCCGACGGATTCCGCCTGCACCATGATACAACCCGTCAATTTTCAGCCCCTGAAGATCACCCTGTGTGGACCCCCGAGAAGATTCTACAATCCTTTCAAATGGTCCTGGCTGACTGCAACGCCAATAAAATCCTGATCACCATTAACCGGGATGCCCTGATCCTGGTATGCTTGCGGGCTATTGCAATCGGCAAGGGACCACGCGCGAAGGATAATTTTACCCCGCCCCTCCGCCTGTCTGTAAATGGACGCCTGGAGTATCAGGCCATTTCAGAAGAGAACGGGGAAACATCCGGCTATATTGAATCAGGATACCAGCACACGGGCGACGATGTAAACATTGCAGTTAACCCCCGCTTCCTGGCTGAAGCCCTGGCAGGGATGCAGGAAGAAGTTTATATCTCCCTGCGCGCCCACGATCGCCCCATGTTTATTACTGATGGGCAGCGGGAAGTGGTATTAATGCCAATGCGGGTTGAATGGCCAGAACCTATCACCCAGCCTGACGAACCCGCCGCACCATTTTAATCCACCGTTTTATAACGGACAATCACCCTACGCCCGGCCCGGGGCATTGTACCGGGCATGGAGATATAAAATGACACACACACCCGCACAGATCAAGGATTTAATCATCAAACTTGAGGCGCAACACCCGCGCACCTGGACACGGGGAGCAGCATACCCAGCCATCAACCCTGCCAATGGTGAAGAACTGCTGATCAGACGGTCCCGGAGCGTAGGGGATCGCCGCCCGTTCCTACATATTTATCAGAAATGCACGCGGGTTGTAAAATCCCCCACGGGTGAAATACTATCCCGCGCCCCTTCACAGCGGCACTTTTTAGCCAACCTGACCAACTACACAATGAAAGAGGTATGAAATGACCAACCACTATCCCCCCAACCAAGCCTGCGCCCGTGTTATGCACAGCCCCGACTTAAAGCCATACTTCGATATTATTTGTGAGTATAGCTGGCCAAACATTGATGAACATATTGATTGGGTGTGCACAGCCCCAGAATCCGATATCTTGAAATGGGCCAAGGATATTCGCTCCGACGAGAATGAAGCTATGCAAGCCCTGGCTGAAATAGAGAGGAACCGATGAAAAGGGTGAGGATCCAACGCACCCGCAATAAGTACCGATCGTCTCACCTGTTCCTGGCTGGCATCCGGGGATTGTGCGAAGTGTTTTTAATCGCACCTGTTGAGCGCAATAGAAAGGAAGCCCTGCAACGCGCAAAGATCGAGAAGTTGGTACAGGACCGGGAGATCGGTCAAATTGTGCAGGGCATAAAAAGCAATCAATTAATGCTCCAGGATATACAGATCGAGATCAAGAAGCTCGAGCTAATTGCCCTGAAGCGCAAACTAGGCGACCCGGATTCACCGTTCGCCCCACCCCTGAATGATGTATAAGGAGAAATGAAATGAACGAAATTATCAGAGTCGAAGGTCCTCAGGTATTAACGGCTATCCCAAGGCCGCCTGCTCAAAACCCCGCATTTATCTACCTGGCGAGTCTGTCCGCCAAGTCAGGGCGGAATACCCAGAAGCAGGTCCTTACCGTGATCGCCGGATGGCTGGGGGGCACCCTGGGGGCGGTGGAGTGGGGGGCACTCCGCTATGCTCATTGCATCGCCATAAAATCCAGGATCCAGGAATCTGGATACGGCCCCGCATCAGCCCGCAAATTTCTGTGTGCCCTGCGCGGTACGATGCGGGCAGCCTGGAAGCTCGGGCAAATCGGCGCCGAGGAGTACGCCAAGGCTATTGACCTGGGAAAGGTCAGCGGAAGCTCGCTGCCTGCCGGAAGGCTTGTGACAGTGGATGAAATGGAGAAGGTGTTCGCCTGCTGTGTGGCAGACAAAACCCCCAACGGAGCCCGGGACGCGGCCCTGTTCGCAATCCTTTACGGGTGCGGCCTGCGACGCGAGGAGCTGGTAGGCCTGGATTTCTCAGACTACCGGCCCGCAGACGGTACCTTGACCGTCCATGGCAAACGAGGAAAAGACAGGCTCGCCTATATAACCAATGGCACCCTGGATGCACTGAACGATTGGTTGGTTGTTCGAGGAGCGCAGCCCGGCCCGTTGTTCTTGGCCGTGAACAGTTCGGGTAAGGTCAGACACGATCACCGGCTCTCCCCCCAGTTCGTGTATAACACCGTGGTAAAGCGGGCGGGTGCTTGTGGCCTGGAGTCATTCAGCCCCCATTCTCTGCGGAGATCGTTCTGCTCCTCGCTGCTCGATGCTGGCGTGGATATCTCGACCGCATCCAAACTCATGGGGCACAGCTCTCTTTCTACTACTCAAATCTATGATCGGCGTAGTGATCGAGTGCAGCAGATGGGCGCCACCCTGCTGCATATCCCTTATCATAGGCGGAAAGAGATAGAATAAATAAGAAACCCCGGCTCATCACCGGGGTTTTTGTCTATATGATAAGGACCATGCCCCGGAAAGTAATGCCAGTATCCAGAACAGGACGTACAATGTGGAGCGCAGCCCGTCCATATACACGGAGCCCAGCAGCCACAACCAGGTTTCAATAAATATAGAGGTCCATGCCAGGGAAGCTACGAACGTAGACAGTTTCATACTCCACCTCGTTCCTTTTTCTTGACATATTTTTGATGATGTGGTCGTTTTCCCCCGCAGGTTTTATATATGGATCCTATCTGAACATTCTCAAAAATTTGATTGTATATCTTGAGATCCTTGTCAGTCAGGGAAGCCTTGAAATTATTGATCCCTTCCTGAATGAAATATCGGGCAGGAGGAGAAATAAAACCTCGTCCATATTTCATGAATCCTATGGCTTGTAGTTCCTTCTTCATATTCTCATCAATTGAAAAAAAACTTTTAATACTTTTTGGCTTGTTCATTTTTATCCACTTCCATTACGTCTTTGGAAACCCGGGACCGTTCTCCTTTAGCGTCCCCGCAGCGCAGCAGATATTTGGAGGCCCACTCTACCAGGTGACGCCATGCCCGATCCTCGTCTGTCTCTACCACGGCCCCCATTTTTTTCTCGTTTATTTGCAAGGGCTCGGCATCATTCTCTGCGGCCCATAAAAGCAAGTCCATGGTCGCTTCTTTGTCATCCCGGATGTATGCAGCCCGCAATTGAGAAAAGGTGAAGGAGTAATGCAATTCCGCAACCAGGTCCTTGTACTCCTCTTCAGGAAAGGCCCGTCCTATCCTGATCCGATCCGTGATCTGGGAGCGGGATAGGTATCTGCCGTGGCGCTTCTCCAGGATGGTCAGCGCATAGGAAAAGGCGGCCCGTGATTCTGGATCTGCCTTTGAGAGTTTGGACTCTTCTCCCAACCACCCATTCGCCCACCACCCATATTCAAGGGCCACTCGATCACCCGCAGTTGCAAGTTCATCCCCACGCTGAAACTCTTCTTCCATGTTGCTTCCTTTTCACCGTTTTATAACGGGGAGATCATAATATCATGGTTTCCTGTATACAACTATGGGTTGTTTGTTTTCTCCAATAACCCTTATCCGTAATAATTTTCCATCCAGGTATTTCTGTCGAAGTAATTCACCACACCAGTTTTCCGACCACCCTGTTGCCTTTGCCATATCCTTTGCTGATACGTCCCCGGGCATACGTTTGCAAACAGAATATTCTTTCACTAATTCATTCAACAGTTCGTTTTCCGAAATGCCCAGGGATTTTTCAATTATCTTTGTCATTCTGTCCTCACATCATCTCGATATGGTTTATACATGATCGCCTCAACATCAGCCTTTCCTTTCTCACAGGTTATTATCAGGCCGCCGATTTTGGGCATATCGTTCCCACGCCCGATCCTGTGTGTAAAAGCAGATTTCATGCACCAACACGGCATAACGAAAGCATGAATTGGGAAATTGAGTCCGCTGTCTGACAGCCTGTGCATGTGTGCCCTGAGTGCTATTTGTGGGTACGGCTCCCCCCACTCTGCGTATTCATACATAAGTTGAACGGCTATTCGGTTGGCAGCGTTCTTTTCTGTCCAGGGCATATATCCCATGGATACATGATGAGCAACATCAAAACTTACTCCCGCTATTTTTGTCCTGAGATACCACCACGAATAAGTACCCTTCTTGTCATAAGGAACAATGTTCAACAAATCCTTGGCTATCTTTTCTTCAGATGGCGAACTTTGCCCCACATGGTATTCCGTTCCACGCACAACAAAAACCTTCTTTGCCTTATCTGTCAGAGGAGCAAGTACGGTCATGGCCATATCATGAATGGTCGAAGTATTCTTCGAAACATACTGAAGACTTTTGAATCCATCGGCTTCAACCAAATCCCCATTTAATATTACATAAACAGGAATTTTGGTAGAATGCGCCTTCTCACAAAAATCTAGCCAGGCCTCCCATAATACTCTTTGTGGTTTCGATGGTGTATACGTACCCCCATCGTCTAATTGAACATTTGGGGGACACAACCCTATTGTTGAATTCACATGTAAATCTGATACCGCTACCACCATTATTTTCCCATTAAATCCTTGACTTTTGGCGAACAGTTTATTTTTCAATTCATCCTCTCCTTTTGTAGGTGGATAAAACATATCATATCCAGATTATACACCAAAAACCTTGACTTTCCTGTACTTTACGTTTACAATGCAAATGAGGAAAAATATGGATAAACTAATCAAATCATTCCCGGTTCGGATAGACGAAGAAGACCGCAAGATATTAGAGGAGATCGCAAAGGAGAGACGTATCAAACTCTCCCACATCCTTCGGGAGGCGATCATCCAATATATTCTCAGAGAGAAAAAAGATGAAGTGCTTGATCTGTAGTGGAGTTGGTATAATGGATGAAACCCTGACGGGGATTCCTGAACCCTGCTCCCTTTGTGATGGGACTGGCAAGATCAGCATATTCAAATACATTCGATTCATCAGCGCGGGAACCCTTCTCTTAATGAATTTCGAATTGAACCAGGTGCTAAAAAATGGCCAGAACGATAAGAGGTAATTACACCGGCGCGGCAGCCAGAATTGAACGCTTTGATCAAATGATTGAGGCACAACAAAAATCTCTGCGTTTTCGTGAGCAATGGCTCGACACTCTAGCGCGCCTGCAAGAAGTCGACCCCAATTGGCCGGTATGGTACGACTCCTGCCCCCAGCAGACAGCCGGAGAAATGCTACCCGTTATCAAAGAAAGGATAGAACAAATTGAGCAGATGATATGGCTTGACATTGAATCAAAAGACTTTGAGCGCACGAAACAAGACCTGATAGAATCAGGACATCCTATTTAACCGGGCATTGCCCACAACCCAAGGAGAACCAATGAACACAAACAAATTCAACGATGGATCGTCAAGTGCCTATGCGGAACTTCCTGTTCCGGCTGCGTACCTGAAATGGACGCGTGGAAATGCGCAGCTCAAAGCGATCGCCAAGGGAGACCCTGGCGCATACTTCGGAGGCTGGCGCGCATTCACTCTCGACAAGGATGGAAACCCGCTTCCCACGCTCCCCCTACCGATCGCGGAACGTGTGTCGGATGACGGAAAACACCCGTACAAGGTGTACGCATCCAACTTCGTTTCATTCCTGCCCATCCGGGTGCGGACCCGTTTTGAACTTCACATGAAGGTGAAAGACGAACAGACTGGCCGGGAATACGAACGTGTTGTCTCTGTCTCCAAAGAAAAGAGGCAGGGATACGCACCCAACCGGCAGGTGTTTGGATGGGTATTTGATCCAAAGACCGACGAACATGCCCCCGGGGTTCTGATGGTCGCCAAGTGGTCGACCTTCATTTCGTTCGAGAAATCAGGCCAGGCATGGAACAAGATCGCTGTTCCGGAGGGGAAGGCTCTTATTCGCCGTTATGGAACGTTGGGAAAGAAAGAGGGCGAGGTATCCACCCCGAACTTTGAGATCTATGGACAGGGGCGATCAACACCCATCGAACCAATTGGTCTGAGCAAACCCAGGTTTATTACCATCACTCCAGAAATGGAGGAATTGTTGGAGAAGGCCCAGGTGTGGCAGAACTGCGAACGCTGGAATGCAGAAGGCAAGATCGCAGAAGAAGATACCGCCTCGGACAAATCCCTGTTCCTCTCCAGGTGCAACGATCTGGCCCTGAGCAACATCGACATTGAGCAGCTCGTCAAAGAGGCCAATGGAGATTATGGCAAAGCCCTGATCAACCTCAAAGGCGGCGAAGATGCGGATGTCAATCTGAAATTTTCAGATGCAGAAGAGGAAGTTATTCCATTTTAGCCAACATGCGCCGTCGGAGACCATCCATGAGCGGCGCTATTGGGATGGGAAAGGGTACCCGTCGAAATGACCGGTACACCCATCTGATTTACCCCTGCTGTGTCCGTAAGTAAATATTCAACTATCGGTTGGATTTGTGGCGAGACTCAACCGAGCGGCAGGGACCAAAAATTTGATATTGAGAGGAGATATGCAATGAACGCATCTGAACTGAAAGTAATCTTGGATGAGCACTCAAAGTGGTCGAAAGATTCAACCACCGGCACCTGTGCCAACCTGCGCTGGGCCAACCTGAGCGGGGCCAACCTGAGCGGGGCCGACCTGCGCGGGGCCGACCTGAGCAGGGCCAACCTGAGCGGAGCCGACCTGCGCTGGGCCGACCTGCGCTGGGCCGACCTGCGCTGGGCCGACCTGAGCGGGGCCGACCTGAGCGGGGCCGACCTGCGCGAGGCCGACCTGATCGGGGCCAACCTGAGCGAGGCCAACCTGATCGGGGCCGACCTGCGCGATGCCGACCTGCGCGGGGCCAACCTGCGCGATGCCGACCTGAGCGGGGCCGACCTGCGCGGGGCCGACCTGAGCGGGGCCGACCTGCGCGATGCCGACCTGATCGGGGCCAACCTGAGCGAGGCCAACCTGAGCGGGGCCGACCTGCGCGATGCCGACCTGCGCGGGGCCATAGGCATTTATTCCTTCGGTCCAATTGGGGAGGCAAGGCGCATCGGTTACGCCGTCAAGCACGCAGATGGCCCGATGTTCGCATTAGGATGTTTCTGGGGCGACCTGAAAGAAACCTGCGCGGCAGTTGTCGCCAAGTACGGCAAGTCGCTGTACGAGAAGCAGATTATCCTCGCTGGTAAGATAGTGATGGAGGCAACGAAATGAACGAATCCGAGATCAAATCAAAACTTGACCAACTGTCCGATTTCCAGGCGCACCGTGACCTTCTGGAAAGCGACAAGCGCGCCCTTCTTGAAGATGTGAAAGTCCCTGCCGAAGTCGAGGAGATCGTAAGCGCAGGTATGAAGCAGATGGGCGAAGTCGAAGCATCGTTCGATGGGCTTCTGGATGCCTTGCGGATTTCAGCCGATAAGGAATTGGAGGCCATCGTCATTCCCGTCGAAATCAAAGCGGCCCTCGATGAAATAGACCGCCAAAGAAAACAGGTAAGAGACACCCAGTTCAGGGCTGAATGCGTCATCCGTGAGAAAATCCGGTCCGCAAAGGAAATTTTGAGCGATCAAGCAATAGCGCAAACCGTCGATGTTTACAAGGCCATTGCCCAGCGTAAAGCGGAGATCGAAGCGGAGTTCTCCGGGAAGTCCGAGGCGGTTGACGATAACATCCGCAAACTGACCGAGGAGATCAAAGCAGAGGTCAAGGCGCTTGGCGCAACTGTCAAAGCCGATCACTTCCAGGCGGTTTACGTGAAGGGCCGCGTGATCTGGGATACCACCAAAATGGACGGGTACGCTGTTGGTCATCCAGAAGTCCTTTTTATGCGCAAAGAGGGCGAACCGTCAGTCACCCTGCGGAGAATATAACATGACCCCCACCATCTACCACTCGAAAGTATACGGCACCGGCGAGATAATCGCCCGGTGCAACGGGGAGATCGTCGTCAGGTTCGATGCGCCGCCTGGAATGAAACAGATCCCCGGCCCCCAGGTGTGCCCCATGATCCACTATCAGGAGATTAGCAATGGAAAATAAAGCGTTTGTCAAAAAGTTGAACAGACTCGACGCTTGTACCGAGGCCGTCGAATATGTCAAGACTCACGGTGGAACGTCCGCCGAATGCTGGCAGGATTGCAAGCGCGGCGACTGGATGGCTTGGCTCGCCGCAAAAACGCCCAGCATCACACACCGCCAGTTGGTGGGCGCGTTGGCTGATTGCGCCGCCCTCAGCCTACAGCATTACGAGGCTAAATACCCGGATGATAAACGGGTGAGGGAGTGCATCAATACCTGCCGCAGGTATGCCAATGGAAAAGCGACGGATAAGGAATTACGGGACGCCGCCTCCGCCGCCCACGCCGCCTCCGCCGCCTCCGCCGCCGCCTTCGCCGCCTACGCCGCCGCCTCCGTCGCCTCCGCCGCCTCCGCCTCCGCCGCCTCCGCCGCCTCCGCCTTCGCCGCCGCCGCCGCCGCCGCCTCCGCCGCCTACGCCGCCGCCTCCGCCGCCTACGCCGCCGCCAGAAAAGAAACTCTCAAACAGTGCGCCGACATATTCCGCACACACTTCCCAAATTATGGAGATGCCCGATGAACGATCAACTTGATTTTGATAACGAACCGTTTGATTACGGCTATCAACTCGCCGCCGCCCGCGGGATCGTGGACGGTTGCGTCTGCGGCCTGGCAATATGGGGTATCTTGGCATCCTGCGCCGCAATTACCTGGATGCTCTTCGAGGCGTTCAAATGAGCGCCCTGCTGAAGATACTCGGATGGTTCGTATTTTTCGCATCGTCTGCCCTGTGCGGGTTGATCGGTGCGTTGCTATTCATCGGAGGATGATATGACCACAATTGATCTGCTCGTCTGCTCCCTGTGCATCTTCGTTCTGGGCTTCGTCGCCCGCGACCTGCTGGATGTCCCCACCCAGGCGGTGGTCGCCTCCGGTCTGGCCCTGATTATCGGCCTGATGGTGTGGAAGAACAGGAAGCCGCGGAAATGACCTTGACATTGAAGTAGCCAACACGAAAGCGCGGAAATGTGATAAAATGCTGGTAATTCAGGGCGAAAGCCCAAACCACTGTGGCAGGTGGAAACGTGACGGATCGAACTCCTTTTATTCTGGGCGTTCCGTGTCTCTTACCGCACCGTTACAGGTACTTGCCACGGGACCGGAACGGCCAGAATCAGAGGAGTTTTTATCATGAGATGGGAGCCCATTATGACAAAGAAACATTGGATCTCGGTAAAGCGCGGCCTGAGCGAGGATCCCAAACACAGGCAGGCCATGGGGGAAGCGGTGTGGTTGTTCCTGCATATCATCGACGCGGCGGATTGGGAAAAGGGTATCGTCTACGACTGGCGCGATAAAGACATAGCCGCCGAAATGAGCCTGAATCAACGGACGATCAGAGATTGGCGGGAAAGGTTGATAAAATATGGCTATATCACCTGCAAGCAAAGGCAACATGGCATAGAGGTAATCATCCATAACTGGATAGATCCCCGTAACTATTCAGGCCAAAGAATGAACGTCCGCCAGGGTGACACTTTGGCTACAACCCTTGAAATTGAGGATGACACCCAGGATGACACCCAGGATGACACCCAGGATGACACCCAGGATGACACCCAGGTTCTTCGCGACCCTGCTTCTAATCCCACTCCCTTCATAGAATCAACTTCAACATCAACTTCAACATCAGAATCTACTACTACTAAGGAAATCACGAAAAAAGTTTTCACCGCTTACGAGAACGAAATAGGGCCGATATCGCCTCGCGTCATGGATAACATAAATGACTACCTGGATGACCTGAAAGTATCCCCAGAGTGGATGATCGACTCGTTCCACATCGCGGCGGAGCATAACAAGCGCAGTTGGGCGTATTGCGCGGCAATCCTGAAGCGGTGGGCGGTAGAGGGAAAGACAGCGCTACCGCCGAAGCCGACACCATCCGGGCCGAAGTATCCCGGCAAGATGAAGGGCGACAACACCGAGTTTTTTAAGGATTTGGAAATCACAGCAAAAAAGGATAACCCATGGCAACCAGAGAAGAGATTGCTCGTATCATCGGATACTTGAAATTGGTCTATCCGAACTATAACCCGGATGTCAAAAGCACACCCAACACCGTCGATGTCTACGAGGATCTTCTCGGCGACCTGGACGGGCAGATGCTGGGGGCTGCGGTCCGGGATGCCTGCAAGCAGGATCGCGCATTCGCTCCAGCTCCCGGCGAGATCATAGCGGCCTATAACAGGCTGCCCAGGCACAATGACCCATTCGAAACGTTCAAAAAATATCTGGAGGATAAACACAATGCAGATCAAAAACGTCTTACCGAATCCAAATGAAATACCAGGTGATCGCAAGTATGTCCCCGACTGGCGGGAAAACCTGCCGGAAGGGTCGCTCTGGTCGCCAGGAAGCAAGGGCAAACCGGCCTGCGACATCTGCCGGGGGACCGGCTGGGTGCGGCTGAACGTATCAACCGGCCACCCGTTGTTTGGCAAGTTGCAATTCTGCAAATGCGTCGATCCCATCCACCAAACGAAACTGGACTATGAGAACTCGCCGTCGTACAGGCCGACGTCAAAGGACGGGTCGAGATGATCCCCCATCGCGAGGAGTACACACCGTCGCTTCCCTATGGAGATTCACAATGAGGTTTTTATCATTGTTCTCCGGGATAGGCGGATTTGATCTGGCGTTCACCCGCGCCGGGATGGTATCGATGGGGATGTGTGAGATTGATAAGCATTGTCAGGATGTGTTATTTAAGCACTTTGAGTTCGTCCATATTTTTGATGATGTAAGGGAGATAAATGGTTCAACCTACGAAAAAGGATCAATTGACGTTATTTGCGGAGGCTTCCCCTGCCAGGACGTCTCCATTGCCGGAAAACGGGCGGGACTTGCTGGAGAGCGGTCTGGACTATGGTGGGAGTTTGCGAGAATTATTGACGAACTTGAGCCACGATGGGTTATTGCAGAGAACGTCCCTGGCCTTCTATCCAGCGATAAAGGGGCAGATTTTGCCAACATCATTCAATGGCTGGCGCAACGCGGGTATGGCGTGGCCTGGCGGGTGCTTGACGCTCAGTATTTCGGAGTGGCCCAGCGCCGCCGCCGTGTGTTCATTGTCGGAAGTCTTGGAAACGGAAGTGCAACAGAAGTATTATTTGAGCACGAAGGCGTGTGCGGGGATCCTCCGCAGGGCAGAAAAGCGGGGGAAGAAGTTGCCTATTCAATTAGAGCAAGCCCTTCGCACGGTGGCGACAAAGGCGATGGGGGAATAAATACAACGCATGAACAGCCTATTGTATTTGATGCCAACCGGGATGGCGGCTCACTTGGAAATATTTGTCCTCCACTTAATCATTGTGGAGATGGGAAATCAGCGCATGGGGCTTACTCAAAAATGGCTATTTGGGAAATGCAACACGCATCCGAGGCCTATCGGGAGAGTGGCAATATAGCCTCTACCCTCCAGCAACGTATGGGAACAGGCGGAAATCAAGTTCCGCTGGTTGGTATTCGCCGCCTTACTCCTACCGAATGTGAACGTTTGCAGGGCTTTCCGGATGGCTGGACTAACGGGCAAAGTGATTCAACCCGTTACCGCCAACTCGGAAACGCCGTTGCTGTACCCGTTGTCGAATGGATCGCCAGGAGAATACCGCAATGAAGATCCTCCCCCTCTATGACCAGGGCACGTTATGTTACATCATCCTCCCGGATGACGTTGATCTCGCCGCGCTGTGGCAGGCGGCTGAGGCAGGCAGTATACTAGTGAAAGGTGAGATATGAAAGGCAACTGGTGTTGATATGATTACATTAATTTTTATTTTAGCAACCCCACCAATTATTCTTGGATTGGTTATTTGGATATCCAGTAGGTTATTTGAAATAAACGAAACAGAGGTCTGGTGATGAAAATACTATCCCTCGGATGGGGCGTGCAATCCTTCACATTGGCCGCGATGGTTGCGCTGGGTGAGTTGGAACAGATTGACGCGGCAATACATGCAGATACAACCCATGAAAGCAGTTTGACTTATGCATTCGCCAAACGCTGGACAGGATGGTTAAAATCTCATGGATTGAAAATGGTCACCTTGAGAGACGAAACCGCCGTACCGATTGATCGGTACGGCGGGGTAATGATACCCGCTTATATTCTAAATCCCACCCAAGGAAAATTCGGTCGGCAATGTACGAATAATTGGAAACGCGCCCCGATTCGCCGATGGTTACAATTGAACAGAAACAATAAACCAGTCGAACAGTGGCTTGGGATAAGTTTGGATGAATTTCAGCGCATGAAAGATAGCGATGTTAAATATATCACCAATCGCTGGCCATTGATCGAATTAAAGATGAAGCGCTCCGATTGTGTAAAATGGCTGGAAGGTCGCGGATTAGAAGTTCCATCTAAATCAGCATGTACGTTCTGTCCTTTCAGAAATACGGATGAGTGGCGTATCACGAATAATAATCCAATAGATTGGGCTGAGGCTGTCTGGGTAGATGCAGAAATTCGCAACGCTCGCCCGCCCTGGCCATTATTTGTTCACCCATCCCGGCGCCCCCTAACTGAAATAGATTTTCGCACCGAACAGGAAAAGGGACAATTGAATTTATGGGATGAGGAATGCACTGGTATTTGTGGAGTATAAATTATGATCCTCCCCCTCTATGACCAAGGAACGATGTATTATGTCGTCCTCCCGGATGATGTCGATCTCGCCGCGCTGTGGCAGGCGGCTGAGGCAGGCAGTATACTAGTGAAAGGTGAGAAATGAACAGCGCACTGAATGAACGTTTGCAGACAGAGGCGGATTTATGCCGCAATGAAGGTGCAGATGATATTGCTAATCTGTTGGATGAAACGATTGCCGAACTCGCCCAACTCCGTGCCGGGCTGGATGAGGCGAGGAAGGTTATCGGGCCTTTTGCCGAAGCAGGCAAGGCGGCTAATGATTTTCCTATTCCGGATAACTTAATGATCTCTCAAGTTGCATATACCGATTGCAAAGACGCCGCTGCCTGGCTAGAGAAATACGGAGGCATGAAATGATCATCCCCTGCGCAAATCCAAGCTGCCCGAAACCGCGCCGCGACCAGTCAAAATACTGCTCCACGACTTGCATGGATACCGCCCATAATGATCGTAAGCGGGATAAACGATTGACAATCCCAAAACCGCCAGTGTATAAACTGGAACACAAACCGCACCCAGATCGTGTCAATAATCTGCACGCCGGCCGCCGGGTAATGATCGTTGACGATCACGTTGCCGACCCGTATTACATCACCAAGACGGAGCTGGAGCGCAACGCAGGCAGCTACCTGGATCTGGACGGGATACGCATCTACATCGATGGGAAACCGTACGAGAAGCAGTTGGTACTGATATGACGCTTACTGACATGACGCTTACTGATATCCGACTTCGATTAGTCATGTGGATCCTATCCCCTATCCTGGATGACGATAAACAAGTCACGATCGTCCGTCACAATGACCATATCGTGAAAGTTGTTATCGAAAACGCTACAAAGCCCCAGGACGAAAAATAGAGTCTGTTTTAGTAAAACCGTACCTTACGCACCGTAATAGCGAACAGGAAGCCCTACAATGAGAGCTGCACCAGTATTTGATATAAGCATAGGGGGCGTTTCTGATAGTAGAAAAAGGCTGATAAGTGCCCATAAACGAATGGGTTCATGGCAGGAGTTAGCCAATGAAATGAAGTTGAATTTCAGATATGTATGGGATTATGCGGTAAATGGAAGATTGCCCCGCAACCCATCCATCCGTAAGAAATTACTGGGGAAGAGATCGATCAACGAACATCTGGCTACAGACAAGATTCAAGAAATGCCCCCGCCCCTCTTAAAATGGTCAATTGAAAACAGGCAGGAAATAAAGCCTCCCCGTTATTAAACGGGGAGGTTGTCTTCTTCCAGTTATTATTATCGGGATGTGCCGATAGGCCGGTATGATATCCCAACGCTGGCAGCACCGATCGCTGTGATCAATTCCTGGATCTGGGATTCGCTCAGGATGAACCCTGGGACAAACGCCCTCACGAATATAAAAGCGAATGAGACGACAACCGCCCAGAAACGCGGTTTTGCAAGTATCGCCCAACCGACTCCAGCTCCAACTGCTGATTCGGCCAGGATGAAGGCGGCAAGCGCCACGACACCGGCAACAACATCTCCTTCGCTCAATTTTGCCGCAACGCTTGGAACGTATGCTGACATAAGAACAAAAACGATTGCCAGGAGTGCCGCCCAGAAACGAGATGAACCTAAAACACTTTTTAACATGTTATCTCTCCTTTTCCATTAGATCGAATATATATATTATACTCTATTTAAGGTTAAGTAAAACGACTGCCAGTGTAATCACTTGCCCGATGAATAATATTAGTATTTGCTTTTTGAATAGGCGGGCCTCCTTATCCAATTCAGATTTTTGATTGAGTATATCCTGGTTAATTGCATCGTGCGCAGTTATCCATGCTGAGTGAATGCGCACTATCTCCGGGAGCGGCGGTGAACCATTGCCCGTGACAAGAATCTTATACATGGCCGCCATTTTGCTTCTCAAATCCTCGTCTCCTGCGATGTGGATTGCCAGAGCCGGGATCACCTCGGCCAGTTCATCCAATAGTTTTTGTGAAATTGTTGCCATGTCAGCTCCTATACTTTTTTGAGATATGCGAACCACACCCAACCAGTCAGGTCGGATAATCTGACATAGCCGTTGGTGAGTGTCTCTGCCTGGACCCTGACGGTGGGCTCGTCAGATTTGAAGATGGTTCGTACATGGTCGGCGAGTTGGTAAGGTTCTGCACGGACATTGATTGCCTGGACAGAGGGGATAATCGCATACACATCGCTAACTGGAACCGGCGGTATAGCCAGGTCTTGAATGGGGAGGATAGGCACAATGCAGCCCCCGACGGGATTGCCGTCAATGGTGCAGTCCTTCCAGGCCTTCTCAAACACAGCAATTGGGATGGCGACATCGTACTTACCATCCGACCGGTACGGGTCACTGACAAAATAATTGTCAAGGTCAATCCCTGTGATGACCAGGAAATGCCCCGCTCTGAAACTTGTAAACTGAGTAAAACCAGCGTCCACCAAAGTCCCGTAGTGGACTAAGGCCAACACGGGGCGGCGCGCTCGCAGGTACCCATACACCTGGTCAGTCTTAGTCTCGATGTACCAGGTTGTTTTGAGGCCATACGATGTCATCTGCCGCATCAGGGCGGATGCGCTGATTGGAACATCGCCAGCCGGAACGAGCTGATTATACAGCTCATCTACTGTCACCTGCATGGCAAGGTTGTACGTGCGCAGCAACATTGCGTCACTGGCAGGGCCGCAGTCGTTGTGGTGTTCGTCGGCTCCTGGGCCGATTTGAGACCTGTCTACAACGGGCAGGATATTCATAAATTCTCCTTGTACTGGCGGAATGATTACAGGGGGAACAACGGGCGGTGGGACAACCACCGGCGGAGCGCCAAGAGCCGCCATGAACTCCGGCTTGAATACACTGACGTCGAGTTTCATTCTACCCTTGTAGAGCGCCGTGGTGGTGCCGTAGAACGTAGCATACACGCCCGGCAGTCGGAATCTGTCACCCGTGAACTGGTGCCCGACCGGATTGGTCTGCCCTGCCGCAGGGTAGAAATCACGGGTTGGAAGCTGCGTCGCTTTGAAAGCATCCCACTCGATCATCTCGCTACCAGCCGGGAGCCAGTAGGCCGCGATCCAGGCAGGATACAGCCCCAGCCAGTTGTTCATCTTCGGAGCATAGGTATCAACATACCATTTCGCAGTGTAAACGCCCATCGAGGGGAAATGGGCTTTCAGATGTTCTGCGAATAATCTGTTCTGGTCCGCCCGGCGCGTGGTATTCATTATCGCGCTATGGTCCTCCAGGTCTGCCCAGGCGCATTTTACCGGGTAGCCTGCCATCGCATTCACGAACCAGTCACAGTCCGCAATCGGGTCAACCTCAGGATAATAATAACGGTACGTTTGCAGGATGAGCGAACTGGCGGAGATTTGATCTATCATCCGTTGACAGTTCGCATCCAACGTGGTTGTGCCGGGGATCTTGTAAAGCCCAAGGATGACGCTGACCACCCCGCCGTCAATCAGCTCTTGGGTGTTTAAGTGGTCGTCCCATTTGGAAACGTCAATTACCAGCGGGCCGTTTATCTTCATTCTATTACTCCTGGTTCTCAATTATACCCTTATATAAAGTAACCCGTAATTTGTAACCAGACGTTCAAAGTACCCGTCGCAGTACAGGAATAATAAATATCGCCGTTTTCATCACATGGGCAAATACCATTTGCCTCGACCCATAAACCATCAGCCTGTCCATCCAGCCTGCATATTACGGCACAAGATAATGCTACATTATTAGGGGAAACATAAAAGTGTGGCAATCCAGCGGCGCTACCTGTGTCTTTTGCAGCTATACGGACAGTAACCGCCTTTGCTCCAGGAGGAACACCGAATTCTACACTTAGATCAATCAAGGTTTTTGCGGTGGTAGGGAACGCATCACCATTAAAGTTTGTGCTAATTAAATTTGTGGAAAGCTGAACAAAACCATTTATAGGGGATGTAGACAGGTCTCTTACCTGCTTTTTAAGTCTATTTATTTCTCTAGCGGTATCGGTCATTGAGCCGTTGTGAATGAAATCATCCATTCCCGAAGAGTTCGTATTTTCCATTAAACACCTACCCTGTTGGACCCAACAATATTTTCTCGTCCAATCTCATCTATAGACACCCACACGATTTCAACTTCAACATTCATGTTTTTACCCGCATAATTAACAGGCAGAAGATCCCCAAGGTCCCAGTCTACTCCGTATAGAGATCGTGGTTGGTTAGATGATCCAGAATTGCTCAGAAAATAAGCACCCATGGAAATGTCTTTCTTTTCTTCATTCAAGATCTGGTTTGCCATAGACGTTTCGTCCCCGGTATCGGTAGGATTATGGTTCTTATATTTCAATATATTATTCCAACGAGAAAGAGTAGAATCGGGACTGGTCACTGTTGTCGTACCAACCTGAACTATTGTCGACTGATCAAGATAGTCCTCATAGTATTCCGGGGTTCTCATATTCCCGTTTTCCATTGAGAACACTAATGATTTTGTCCGATCCACTCCTCTGATATTCGCGAATGTCCTGAAGATATATCCGAATCCGTTGACCTTGCCTGGTCCTTCAACACAGTCAAAATATATCTTTCGATTGGTTGAGTCTTCCTGGTTGAGACTAAAAGATGTTGCTTTTAGGTCAGTCAGAACATCAAGAATGTTCTTCCCAAGATATGAACGAGTAATAATCGGCCCCAAACTTGTATCACCATCCACCGAGAATTCTCCAGCAGGAGCGACATTTCCTCCGGTAATGAAAAGACGATTGACGAGTGATTTCATCATATCATCAATGTAATCTGTTGTCTTGTAATCCGTTACAACATGTGGGCTTCCCCCAAAATCTAAACACACGCTCCATCTTCTTAAGATATCAATGGGGGAGCGCCCAAAGAACTGTATCATTCTTACAGCGTCTGTTTCCCTGTCATAAATACGGAATTTCCGGAGGAAATAAGAACCTTCTCTCCGCTTGGGAATTCCCTGTTCGGGACTTCTATATACATCAATGCGCCAATCGGGTTGAAATAGTACCGGCACAAAAGCAAGGTATTCCTCCAATGGAATACCTAATTGAATTATTCCATACCCGCGCGTTGATCTTGAATAACTCGCATAGGAATAGTTCTTCAGAAGAGTTATTCTTATTCCAGCATCATCAGTAAGCCAAAATTCATAGGAAGCACTCATGACAACGCCTGTGGGTTTACACTTGCGCTGGCCGACCAGTGTTGTGGCTGATGATAAATATACATGAGCGACTGGACATCATCGGTCATAAACACAGCCAGTTTATTATCGCCGGGGGTGAGAGAGAAATCTCCAAAATCTGATCCTGGGAGAATGGAATAAATTAGATCTCCGCGAATTGTGCTTACAATAGTTTTCTTACCAAAATCAATTAATATTTCTTCATCATCAAGAATTGTCAAATCCATAAATATTCGTTTTTCGGTTGTCTGATTCTCTATCCAGCGCAAATTACCCGGACCGAATATATAAATGACAGGAAACGCCTCGGCTGTTCCATAATTAGTAATCGTATTTATTGAAGAAGATAAATGGTATCCGTACCAATTACCACTCAGATACATATCCTCTCCAATAATGACCACATCAAGAATATAATAGGCAGAATCAGAAAAGGCAAAATCAAGGTTTGACCACGAACTACCATTCCAAAAGGCTATTTTATTACAATTTATATCTCCGGAAGAAGTAAATGTTCCAACGGCAACAATGTTTTCATTCTCTGATATACCTAATGAATATACAACCCCTCCTGAAAGACCTTCTCCCATACCGATCCATGAACTTCCATTCCACTTGGCAATACGATTTACTGTTATTGTTCCAGAAAGATCAAAATCTCCTCCTACGTATAAAGCACCAGATGGTGCCAATTTAATTATGTTACCGTAATTATCAAATCCATTTCCCATGGCAGAGAAAAGGTTTGTTGATCGACTATATTTAGCAACACACAAAAGAGCTGATCCAGACAGAGAATATTGATCGTTAAAAGCACCGGTTACATATATATCCTCGCCATTGGGACTGATTGCAATTGATCTTACAATATTATTTAATCCCGCATAAGCCCCGATCGGATTCCAAGAAAGTCCATCCCATCTTGCAATATGCCAGCAGGCGATTCCTCCTGCTGTGTGGAAATCTCCGCCAACATATACATCACCGTTGGAAGAAATTTTTATGCCGTAAGCGGTATCGTCAAGACCCGTTGATAGTGCGCTCCAGGTCGTACCGTTCCACTTCGCTATTCTATTGGCTGCTACACCCCCAATAGATGTGAAAGCGCCCACCACGTACACATCACCATTCGGAGCAATCGCCGGATTGTGAGCATGATCGTCTCCCTCTCCGGTTCCCATTTTGTTCCATTTCTCTCCGTCGTAGTAGGAAATATACTTACAGGGTACACGAGGATCAACTGCCCCAGCGGAATTGTTGATCGTCGTATAACCTCCAGCCGCATACAAATATCCTGATTTACCGATAGCCATCTTACTTATACCAGAGGACATCCCAAAATTTAGATTTTTATATTCTCCATTCACCCTGCCAATAATAGAATTAGTTCGAAAAACACTCTTGAAATTCAATGCCTGTGAATGTTTATTGTTCTCATAGAACATGGGATCTACAACCAGAAAACGTACTGGTATCGAATCCGTCCATTTGTTGCGAATATCCCAGGATCCTTCAAGACCAGCTTCGTAACGCATTTGCAGGAACATCTCTCTTTCTCCATCTTGATATGAGAATAGAAGAGCATCGTTCCCCATGGCAGTATTGGGTTTGAATACATCGATTAGTTGTTGCCGCAAGATCTGTAATGGACTTGTATCAGGATTACGGGAAACGCGGATATCTTCATTTTTCGCATGGAATACGATAGTAACAGCCCTATCCAAAACCTTCGTATTCTGAAAATAAGAACCGGGTGTTCTGGCCCAGGATTGAATATTATGTCGAAGGGGAGGCATTCCAAGACCTCCAAGCACGGTTATGTAAATATCATTATTCTCTCGGCATGGTCCGGCTAGAGTAACCCACCTGCCACCTAAAGTAACATTTGCTTTTCTTGTTGAAATACTACCAGAATTGACCATGGCCCAGAAACATCCAGGTTGATCTCCATCAATGAATGTCGTAGAATAATAATTGTTTTCCCTCTGTGCAGCAGTCATCCAAAAAGTGATCGGATTTGCCTGAATCCCATCTGTTTCAACATACAAGCGAACATCATTGCTTCCGGTTGTGTATCCTGTAACTTCCAACCTTATCCAACGATCTGGGTATAAAGTCGTCCCCTCGCCGACCCATTCCTTGCCAAGTCCCTCTATCATCCTGATGTGCACTCTTCCACTTCCGCGTACATACGCGGTCATGGTAACTGGGGTGCTTATTCCCAATAGAGAGTTGGCACGGTAGTAAATCCCCTGTCGAGTTGCTCCCGCCCCTCCATTTGTAACCACTTTGCAGGATGATATACCATAAAGAGCATAATCAAGCACACGCGTAGCAGTACAGGAAACCGGACTCCATTCTGTCGTATCATGCCGGAAACTCGGGTTTATTATATAGTTCACGCCCGGTTCGGGAACCAGGACTTTCAAGGTAGCAGTCATGGATCTCCTTACACAGCAATTGCCTTCAACGAGGCATAATCCTGGATTATGTTTTCTTTTGATGCCATGGTGTTGATAGTCAAATTATAGTTGCTGGTTGCATTAGTTGTAGAAGATGTTACTGATGATACTGTATTACCAGAGACGTTCTGTGGTACCGAAATACTTAGTTGAAATTCATCTCCAGTAAAATAATCAGCAATTGTTTTCAGGTTGTCCAGGATACCAGGTCCCTCTGCCATTGCAACTTGAGGGACAATTGTTGGAGGAACAAAAGGAGTCATTGGAGTCATTGGAGTAACCCCGGGAGGATTAACCCCGGGAGGATTAACTACGGGAGGATTAACTACGGGAGGAGTGGCCGGAGGAGGAGTAACCACTGGAGGAACAGTTGGTAGTCCCCAGGTCGGAATAGGAACACCAAAATACGGTCCCATTTTAGCCCCCATTATTTTGCTTATAGTTTCCCAAATAAATGCAACAGTTTCCTTTATTATTCCAAAAGTCATTTTAATACCTAACCAGAGAAGTCCCCATGCACCTACATCAAGAGCGAGTAATGCTCCGACAAACCCCAGAATCTCGCTTAAGAGGAATTTTATCAACTCGGCAAAAATCCAGAATCTTACCCATGATTCAACAAAACTGGCGATGCTTTCTTTATTATCCGTGACCCATTTCATAACCTCTAATATCTTGTCCAATACGCCATGAATGGTCGCTGGACTATGACCACTTTTGATACCCAGAAGCCCATTGATTACATCCGAGACGATATCTCCAAGAGCACTGAAGAATTCATTAATTGGCCCTTTATTTTCAGTCACCCAGTTCGAAAGATCATCGTATGCCGGTTTTAATTTTTCTTCCCATAACGCGACGATCTTTTTTTGGATCGTGGTTCCTATCCCGGTAAAGAATCCGAGTACCTGTGGACCGTTTGCATCAATCCAATTCTTTATGCTCTGAAGTGCTCCTACTGTTCCGAAATTACCGCTCTCATCTGCTTCTGTTCCAAACAGGAAGTCAGAAACCCTGCGAAAGAATCCAAGAATGTTTTCTTTATTATCTGTCAACCAATTAGCGATAGAATCCAAACCGCCGACCACACTGTCTACTATGGTTCCGGCGCCTGGCAAAAATAAGTCCAAAATTCCGTTGATGATAGGGGCGAGCGCGGCACCCACCCGTCCGGCAGCATCAATTATTTCCCCCCATCTGTTCCCCACTTCATCCATGATATCGCCAAGTCTCTGACCAACTGGATCCAGAAACCCTGGTAGAAGGATAAAGAAACCAATCACATCTCTCAAAGATTGTCTTATGTTTTCCGTGGAACCAGCGAACGTATGAGCCATTCGAACAGCCGCGCCAGAAAATCTCTCTTCGCTGTTCACCATTTCATTGAAGGCATCTATGAATAATTGTGGATCAACTCCTCCGCCGGGTTTCGAGATCGCTGCGGTTAAATCTGCGACACTCGCAAACGCTCCCTTTGAATTCTCTACAACGCGCTTCAATACATCCGCCAGAGGAAGCAACGAACCCCTGGCCAGATCGTTCATTTCCCGGGTGGTGATCTTTCCTCTCTGGATCATCTGTCCAAAGTTAACGATAATTCGTTGTTGCTCCTGGCTTCCCAACCCCATTGCAGCGGTAAAGTCAAGGATACTTTCCGTGAGTTCTTTTGCAGCAGTAGCATTGAATCCAAATGCAGTTGCCATGGTGAAGGTTTTGGCAATATCCTCTGCATCATATGGGGTAATTGCAGCCAACTTCATGATCCAGTCAAGTTGTTCTTTTGTTACATCTATGGATGCTTTCATGGCATCGGCATAACTTAACCCGGAATCAATGGCAGCCTGTAAATTCAATCCCTTCAAACGCATTTCAACCAATTGAAATGCTGCACCTGCCTCAAAAGCAGATGCTATGATTTCTTTTAGAGTTTCCAACAACCAGTTAAATGCGTCCCTTAACAATACCCCGATGGCGACAGAGGCAATATCCCACAGTTTATCCCCAAATTCAGAAAAGGAATTGGTTATCCCTTTGACCGCATCTGTAAAGATGTTGTCCGAAAGCGAAGCTCTAAGTTTATCCAGCGATCCATGGACTGTATTAACGTCCTTGGTAAAATCAAGTACGCCTTCAACAACGAACATCAGGGTTACAATTGCGGCAGGAATAGGCATAATCGTCCTACTTAACCTTCTTGTTTTCTTTTAATTCTGCTTCGGCTTGCAAGTTCTTCATAGCCATTGCGGTTCGTCTAAGGGCGACAAGCATTGCTTTTTCGTCCCCGGGCATATTGCCCCAATCTTTCAGGCCAATACCCCGTTCTATCCTGGTCGTATGCTCTTCATAAATCGGGATAAGCCCCGGAGCCAGCGATCTCATCCAAAGGTTCGAGCTTATCCCGTGTTCTAACTCTAGTTTCGTAGCAGGAGTCTCTATCTCATCATTCCTGCTTACTCCCAGGAAACTGTTCGGCGGCCTCGACTTTGGCTTCCGAGATCCCGGAAAGTCTGCCCACCACCTCCTTGATAAGATCGAGATCCCCGACCGTGGGCGCTGCTTTGAATGTTATCCAGGTCAGATATCGCCAATTCTTATTCTCTGGAGACATCGGTATTCCCAACACCTGATATTCTTCCAACCATTCTTTCCCATCTGGCCCAGAAATCTTTTTGGGGATACTGACTAATTCTGTTCCCAAAAGGATCAATGCGGTCAAAGTTATACTGGCAGATTCTATCTTCCATGATTTTACACGGTCTATGTAATCAGGGTCATCCGGATTTTCCATCTCCCGTCCCATGGTTGGACTTATCCAGGTTGGGATCTTGGGTCTCGGGAAAGCCGCCATGATCTTGATAAGAACCAGCGGGGGAACCTGCTTCCCCCTCAGGACAACACCTGTGCTTAATGTTATGGTGTTGCCCCGGGGGATTTGAGCATCTTCGACGGCCTTAACCACTTCCATATCATCTTTCATGCTTCCTGGTTTCCTTTCGCCGTTTCAAAACGGCGGATTATGCAGTCATCTTGAGGATGATGCCTGCGGTACCATTGTCGGCCAGACCACTGGCAAAAACGGTGTTGCTGTATTTCGAACAGATGTCAAGGTCGGTCAACTTCGTGTTGTCAATGGATACACTGGTCTTTCCCTGAGGAAGTACAACCCATTCATTCCCGGCTGTAATAGTTCGCAGAATAAAGGACTGACCAGCAGTACGAGCACTAAGATAACCCTCAGCATCACTGATGAATTTGATCTTGTCGATCTGCACGTATGAAGCAGGAAGAGCGACCTGTGTCCAGGTTGTACCTTGATCCACGGTCAACCACAGTTTACCTGTTCCACCAGCTCCCTCTCCAACAAACCATATATCAGCAGACCACATCCAGCAGGTGCCCAGATTCACGCCCACAGCGGGGCCGGTTACTGAAGCCCAGGTTTCACCGGAGTCGGCTGAATAGACGACAGCGTTTGCATCTCCGCACGCAAGAATGTTATCAACATCGATTGCGTGCACATCATTCAACTTCTGGGTGGTTGTAACACCATAGTTCTTTATAACGACGCCAGTTTTGTAGTTGGATGCAAAGTAAATATATCCACCATCACCAACGATCCAGGTATGTCTTGGATCTATACTCCAGATCGCGTTAGGACCCTTTGCCGCGACGAATCCGCTGGTAACTTCGCTCCAGGTGTTCGTGTTTTTATAAACCAGGTGAACATCTGTATAGTGGATACTGTTGGATGTGTTGGAGATATAGACAATATTATCTCCAATCATTTCTCCATCTGCGATCGTCTCGTTTGAGAAAAGGGTCGTGATGGTGTCGGTTGTCCAGGTCAAACCAGAATCCGCTGTATACAATAGGAGCGGTTGGGTACCAGGAGTCGCAGAAGCACCAGCCATGGAACAGAGCACGCGAGAGCAAGGATCGGGGCAGTCTTCACAATCGCTACCCTGATAAATATCCACCGTCCATATTTCTCTTACGGTAGACGAAGCACCGACCTGGACTTGTCCCATGTATAGAAACTCATAGTATTCCTCTGCGGTCATGTCGACGGTTTCGTTTGTTTCTTTGGATTCATCCAATCCAAATGCACCAAAACCTTCATACGCGTGACCTGAAATCTGCCCGTCCGGGAAGTAGATCCATTTTTCTCCACCTTCGGTGAAGTCTTGCGGATTTCCGCATTTTCCGGACAGGGCGTAAATATCCACCCGGCATTTCCTGTTTTTCCATCCGATCAACACAGATTTCTGTGCTGTACTCCGAATGGCAACCGCTAGAGTTGCCCGGTCCGCAGTTCCAGGAACCGTTCCAACCTGGATATCCCGATTGAAGTTGTTCGGGTCGGGTGCAGCAATTTTCTTCGCATCCCCGGTCTTCTGGGATGGATCACCAGAAAATTTCCCGATGGTTAATAGGACGGGTGGATGTGTGGGGTGCACACCTCCCTCAACGTACCAGACTCGCTGGTTAATTCCTGTTAAAGCCTTAATATCTGTCATTGGATTTATCCTCCTTGCTCATTTCGAAAGTAGGCCTCGAGTAATTTTTGGACATCAACAAGCAAAGCCTCTTGCAAAGCGCCGACAAGTGCCTGTCCTCTTGAAGCTGTTTTGTAATCAAATATTCCTCGTTCGTAAAGAACATTATGCAGGCGTGTTGCAAATGGTTCTGGCAGAGGTAAATATTCAAATAAACTTTCGGGTGGTCCTATGATAATGATGGAACCTTCTCCGTTTGAAAACGCCCGATATTTTCTGCCAAGTTCGTCAATATGGGTTACTTGTTCCATGAACTAATTATACCCTATTTTATTATCCTTACTCCATTCCTGTGAATCTGCCTATATGCGTAGATTGCTCCAAGACTTGTTCCAAGTTTATTAGACATCATTTCAGCAGTTACTTGAAAACCTCCTTCGGTCATCGAGTGGAAAGCTGCATCACGACGCCACTTCTCAACGAATTGATTGACGTTGGAACATCCACATACTGCACGTTCGAACTTGGAGATCGCGAACACAGCCACGGCGAACTTCCAGTAGTTCGACATTTCCACGTATGGTCGTTTTACTGTTCCATCCTTCCATCCGGAATAATACCATAATCGAATCTGGTCCGGGTCGCGGCAAACACTAAACTCCGCACTATCAAATGCAAGATCTGTTGCATTCCAGGAACCGGGAGTTGGAACCAAAACTCCGCGCCTGGGGTCGCGCAAATGGAAACAACCTGCCTGCGTTCCAAATTGACAGGCTACGCATGTTCCACAACAGTTCAAATCCGAACTTTCCCACATGAACTGAAGTTGAGTGCTGGGATCATTTCGAACCCGGTATACGTCTACTGTTGTTTCATAGTTCGCGGCCACCGCAGCGTCCAGAACAGGAGCATCCAACTGTTCCAGTTTTCCGAGAACAGGAACCTGCCAGGACTTAAACACAATGGTTGCAAAACCTCCAGAGATGGTAACTTTGGCTGGCCGGATCTCGTAAGCGTCGTCGCCGTCTTCACTGGCATAGTAAATACGAACCTCGTTCGTGTCGGTGAATGTAACTGCGGTAGTGACGGTTGCTGTTTCGGCGTACCCATCTCCGTCAACATCGGATCTGACGATCGCAGATGCGTTTCCAAGCAGAGTCTTTTCCTGTATACCTCCCGAGATGATCAAACCCTTTTTTGCCTCGACACTTTTTGGAAGACCGCGTGTATTGCGACCATCCAGACCAAACACACCGGGAATGCCAGGACGAGGATATCCAAGGCGTTCTTCGGTTGTCCATGTTGGCATCAACATGAAACCTGCCTCTGCTTCCATCTCCATCTCGGCTTGATTGATTGCCTGGGCGATGGTCTCTCTCCCAATTCGATCAGAATGTTGCCAATCGTATTGAAAGAAAATATCTCCGCATACATTGTTCGGGAACAAGGATGAGGAAAATCCATTGAACGCCATTGGATTTAGACCTATTATCTGGGCAAATTCATCGAGGGCGAGTTTCGTTACCGTGTCTGATCGAGCCATTATATTTCTCCCGTATTCCCAATGCTTTCCGGAGAGCTTTTTGAAAATGATAGCGGAAAGACGAATGATGGGGTCCTGAATACTTCAATTTTATTAACGCGTCTTCCATGGACCTGGTGTAAAAGAAGAACGGGATTGGTTTTTTACAAATCTCACAAATGTATCCTTCAACTATGAGAAGACTGTTCACTCTCCAGACCTGAGGACTATCCAGGTCTACCCAGTTTTCATGTGCACAACCAGGACACGAAAGAGGAAAATCCATACAGCAATTATAATCCAATTCGGTGATAAAATAAGTTTATGAAGACTATTTACCTTTCCCCCCACCTGGATGATGCAGTCTTATCCTGTGGAGGATTAATATACGATCAGGTGAATGCGGGAATGGATGTTGAGGTTTTCACTTTCATGTGTGCAATTCCCAGAGAAACATCCAGTGAGAAATACACCATACGAATGAAAGAGGATAAAGAAGCACTGAAGATATTGGGAGCGAAACCGATTCACTACTGTTTCCTCGATGGTCTCGATAGAAAGGATTTTGAGGGGAATAAACTTTACTCAACGGTTTTTTCCACGGTTCACCCGGAAGACAGAACAGCTCTGGCAATAACACATCTATTAAAAATGCAACTGGAATCTGACGATATCCTGATGTGCCCTCTGGCCGTTGGAAGCCATGTGGATCATGTTATTATTCGAAAGGCCAGCGAGGATCTGGGAATATCACTGACATATTTCGTAGATTTTCCCTATGTGGAATATCTTCCGGATGCCCTGGATCCGGCTGTGCTTGGATTAACTGGAACTACAGCGGATATAACTTCGGAAGGGCTATCGCATTGGATTGATGCTATGCGAAAATATGTTTCCCAGGATTTATATCCAACTCCTGAAATAACTGCTCAGAAGATAAAAGAATATTGGGCAAAGAATAAAGGGGTATCTTTGTGGAGAAAAGAAACATGACAAATATTCCAATCGTTGAAGTGGGATGGGAATACAGTGATGTGTGTCCGTGTGACACACAATTTATTGAATATCTTTCTGGGTTGGGTCTTGAAAAAATGAACACGGCTGTCATCTTTCACATGGGGCCTGGTCTTCATCACAAGGTCGGTCTATGGGCGGTGGAACAGAGCAACATTTTCGTGCGTTCCATTTCCATAACTCCGTCTGAGGTAAAAGAATACATAAATCTCGCCACGGAAAATCCATGGTTGGCCAGAAAATACATGGTTGACTTCGGGGATATTCATCTGATTAACGCAAATATTTTACCTAGGTTTGATTTCATTTCTTTATTCCACCTCGGGGAAATTTCTGAACAGGTACTAAACCCAGATTACCCAGGCAATGCTGTTGAAGGTGTGTTAAACACAATGACAAAGAAACTTTCTGTGGCAGGGGAAATTCTATTCTACGAAAAATCAGCCGCATGGGAAAAAATAAAAACATTCGTTGAAATCCACTTATCCACTGGATACAACTATAAAATGACCCAATTTAAGGACCTGGTTATATTCAAAAAGGAAGTGAAATAATGGATCTCCCCCCGCTCACGTTCGGGATTTGCACATACAAACGTCCATGGTATGCCGTGATGACCATTCAAATGATCATTGGACTTGTTGGGTATGGTGCTCCAATAAAATTTCATATTGCAGATGGCGGCAGTCCACAGGAGGACATAGATTATTATCTCAGGCTCACCAAGGATTATCCAACATCGGTCGAAGTCACAGATAACCTATCCGATATGGTAAACTCATGCGCCAGGCATGGCGGAGATGTATGGGTAGTCGCCCTGGATGACTTTATGCCCCAGCACAAAATTGACATAACTCCCGACGTGGCATTGCTTTTGAAACACCCGGAAATCGGATGCGTGAGGATGGCCAGGCTTGCCTTCTGGTCAAATGGACCAAACCAGAAAGACGAGGTTGACGTTCATGCAGACCTGTTGGATTGCGGCGGATTGCATTGGTGGAGACTGGATAAAAGTAAAAGTTCAACCGCCTACATGAGTACAATCGGTTTCCATTTGTATCACAGGCGCTTCTGGGATGCTTACGGTGATATACCGTCTTGTGCCCCGAATCAACCCGGCAACGCAGAACTTCTTGGTAATGAGCGTTATTATAAACATGATGGACCGACGATCGCAATCCCCATGCGTTTTGGAGAGGATTCTCTTGAACAGAAAGAACCCATCTGGCACATGGGAGTTTGGAGAACAGATAATTATCTTTCGACCGCTGGCAGCAGGTGGTGAAATGTATAAAGTATCTCTGGCGGCAGTAAACATTCCGGAAGAAACCTATCCCATGATGGAAAATGCTCTCAGGGCAGGAAAGATAGGACAAACTGATCTTATCGAGCAGTTCGAGGAAGCGATCGCAAATTATGTTGGCTCAAAATTCTGCATAGCTGTTTCCAATGGGACCATGGCGGATGCCGTTGCCGTGGCAGCCATGAAGGCAGTTTATAAGATCTCAAGAAGTGTGGTAGTCCCAGCCCTAACTTTCATTGCCCAACCGAATTCGGTATTGTATAACGGACTACAGGTAGTCTTTGTAGACGTAAAAGAAGATTGGACGGTCGATCTTTCTTATATTCATCCGTACACTTATCTTCATTCTATCGTGTTTTCAACTGATTTGATGGGACGGCAGGGACCAACAAATCCGGATATTGAGGACGCATGTGAAGCATTCGGTAGTAGATTGGGTGGTAAGTCTGCGGGTACATTTGGGAAAATGGGTACTTATTCATTCTTCCCGTCCCATACAATATCGACCGGTGAGGGGGGAGCGATTGTTACTGATGATCCCGAGCTCGCCAGTCTATGCCGGTCCATCCGGGCACATGGTTCTACCACGACAGATCCAATGAATAAATTCCATTTTACAAACTATGGGTTCAACGCCAGATTCACCAGTCTTCAATCCGTTCTTGGCATCTGTCTGATGAATCATGTTGATGAGTATGTTTCAAGAAGGAGAAAGAACTTTCTTGCAATGCAGAAAGGATTGGGTGGATTTTATGAGCGGGAAAGAGAAGAAATTGTTCCTCATGGGTATCCGGTTGAGTTTTCATCAGAGAGTGCCAGGGATGGCGCAATGAGAAATATACTTCAGGCGGGGATTGAATGCAGAAAATTCTTCTCCTGCATCCCATTGGAAGAACCGCGCTATCAAAGTGTTGGAAAGTTCCCGGTAGCGGAACATATCTCCCACACCCATCTATATGTTCCCTGCCATCAAAATATGAACAGTGCCGATGTCAAATATGTGATAAGTGTGGTTTGTGATCAGAGAGGAATGGTTAAGAAAGACGATCCACAAAAATAGCAACCGCACTCAAAGCGAAAATCGTAGCAATAATTGTGCAAATTTGCTGAGTTACTGCAAAGAAACACGCCCAGAACGCCGCCACCCAGATGGAAGTACACCAGACGCATGACAGTAATTCGGCGAAGAAATTGTGGGGAACCATGAACACGTCATCATTCTCGTCGTGAGTTATTCCCGCCTTCTCTCTTATCCGTTTGAAAACGTCGAATGGCCCTGCTTCCTTTGACAGCAGGGCAGATATACGCCAGGTAGCCAATCCCAGAATTGCGAATTCCAGGAGAGTCATTGAACGATAGCCCCAACAATATTAGTCGGATCTCGATTCTCTGTCAGTCCGGATATCCCCTTCACGCGATAAAGAGGTTTCCCATCTCCACCCTCCATGGCAGTCAATATTTGAGCATCTGCAAGGAAGGTGGTTCGTTCCTTGTGCAAAGGATTGTTTCCAAAACGATAATTTATACCTCGATCAATACGTGAGCGAATTGAGAAGGTTTCGGCGATGGGTCCCATATACTCCACCAATACCATCTGGGTCTCATTGGCGTTTTCGGGAAGATTCAGACTCTTGGCGAAATCACCAGAGGCGGTCATCATACTGTTTGGTTTATTGGTTACTTTCCTCGTCCCAGTACAACTACACATGAGTCTTTTCCCTTCTTTACGATAATCTTTCCACTTGACATCCAGGTACGCCCGGATATCCTCTATTTTAGCATAGTCGCGCTCTCTTTTGGTGGATGTGAACGTCCTATATACAAAGAGGGGTTCAGGCAGATGGAAGGCACAGAAGCCGAGATGATGGCAGGCGATCTGCCAAATCCAGTCCTCCATCCCAGGTGCTTCTATATCGTACCCGCCGTTGAAGTTATTGACCGCGTGGACGATCTCCCATGGGATAAGGATGGATGAACCGGCATACTGCATGTGGAATGGCACTTCATCGTACTTCAAATCGCCATACTTGTAGACCTTCTTCTCTTTCCCGTCATCCATGATGATGTCCGAATAGATGATCCCAAAGTTCTGCTCCGCATAAGCTACCATGCGCTCCAAGAACCATGGCAACCAATAATCATCAGCATCCATCCAGATTATGTAGCGTGAATTGCTGTGCTGGAAACCTTCATTTCGTGCTGCCGCTGTACCTTGGTTGCCATCCATGTTAACAACCTTTGCCCATGGTGCGCCCGGGATGTAACTACCCCATTTCACGCCAGTATCGTTGACCACGATGCACTCCCAATCAGGATATGTCTGGGCCTGCACAGAATCCAAAGCATCGATCAAATATTCTTTATGCCCCGGGCCACAGGTAATGATCACGCTGACCAGCGGGTAAGAAAAATCATTGATATACCAGAACTTTCCTTCCGAGGAAATGCCCTGTGCTCCGAATGGCACGATGGCTGCGTTAGGGTGTTCTCCATGAAATTTCCGAAGTAATTCAGTTCCTTCTCGATAATCTCTTGCGCCCAGACTCCACGGAAACCAGGCGGTCCAATCTGGTTCTTTTCCATCCACATCCCACTCAATCTGCCCCTTGCTGTCGTTCCTTTGCCTGTGGAAGTAGGTGATGGCCTCGGTTACTTTCATGGCCCTGAACCCAAGCGAAGTCACCCTGCACCAGAATTCAGCATCCTCCTGGCGTTTGTTACGAACGCGGTACCCGCCAGACCTTTGAAGAACTTCCCTGCGCATCATTACGCAACTTGGGATCTGGTTCAGGTGCGCCATTTGCTCTATCCATGAGAATTTCGGCTTCGGCCAATCACACCGTTTGGGAGAACCTTGTACCATGGGTATTACACCATCTTGTTCAACCATGCAAAGAGCACCATAAGCAATGTGAATAAATGGGTCATCGTCCAGAGCACCAGACTCTACCTCGAGCGCAGTTTCTCCAAGCCAATCATCAGCATCCAAATGACGAATGTAATGGCCTTTCGCTTTCGAAAAGCCAAAGTTTCTTGCGCCGGATAACCCGAGGTTTTCAGGAGTGGCGATGTATTTGAAACGCTTGTCTTTTTTGGCATAATCGTTCACGATCTCCCGGGTGGATGTTAATTGTGCATCATCTATTACCAGGCATTCCCAATCTTTCATCGTTTGAATCTTGACAGAATCAAGGCACTGGGGAAGATACCGATCAAGATTGTAAGCGGTAACAATGATGGAAACTTTTGGTCTATCTTCATACCAGTCTGAATACACAGCCTTGAAAAGATCGGCATACTGCTGGATCCTGCTCTCCCATTTCCAGCGGAAGCGCACATCGTTCACACAATTCACTGACAGTCGCTTGCGTTCGTCGATGCAGCGTTTAATGCAATCTGCAAGTAAGTCGAATCTTCCGGGAGGAGCAAGGTACCCTGTTTCTCCCTGTATTATTATCTCTTTGGTTCCACCCCAAGAAAATCCGGCAACTGGCACACCGCAAGCCATGGCCTCAAGAGTTCCTATCCCAAAAGTCTCCCGTGTGGTAGCGAGATAAACTCCAGCCTCCGAAGTCAGAAGTTTCATCTGGTCATACGGCATCGCGCCGACAACTTTCACGTTTGGGGTCGCGATCCCTATTGTGGAAAGGAACTGTACGTTCGGAAGCAATTTTGCGACTTCCTGCATTTGTTTACTATCACTGACAAAATCATGTCGGAGTTTATTGTATAGAACGTAATCACTCGGATGAAGACTGGGTTGAAATTCATCCGCGTCTACTCCATGATAAACCACCTCTGGATAGATCAAAGCACCACGCCGAATGGATCTCGCTACCCACTCGGAAGGAGCGGTCTGTGCGACTGCCATCGACATTGCCTGCATAAGTTCTCGGTTGACTTCCTGAGTTCCCTCTCCCCAGGGATAGCGGGACCAGTACAATCCATGACTGGAGTTCACTACAGGAACGCCCTTGCGCCAGGTCTGCATCGAACCCTGATTTTGGATCACGTGAGCTTCTTCAATGTTGGCAACCGACTCAACATCAAATTGACCAAGATATTTATTCTCGGCGAGAACAACCTGTTTAATGCCCCCACGGTCGACGTGTTCCTTCTCATTAAGATAGTTGGGAGAGATGAAGACCCGGAGTGTCATTTCTGTGCCTTCCACCATTCAACAGTCTTGCATAAACCAGCTTGAAGATCAATACCGGGATGCCAATTCAAATCATGAATAGCCTTTCGAATATCCAATTCAGCCTTTACTCTGGGATCGATCTTGTCGTCATACTGCCAGTTGTAGCCAGGTACTTGATAAATCTCTTCAATCATAGTGGCCAGTTTATTAATTGACACCGCTTTTCCAGAAGCGATATTATAAATACCAACAGGACCAGTCATTGCAAAAACAACAGCACGCGCTACGTCGCCGACGTATACCAGGTCTCGTTGTTGGGTGCCTTCACCATGAATGAAAAAATCATCGCCTTTCTCAAAATGCCGTATCATTCTTGGTACAACCTGGTTTTCTCCAAGTGGAACCTGTCTCTCACCATAGACATTCCCAAAACGCAACACGGTTCCGCCCTCCGGCATCAGAAGTCTTACATAGGACTCCGCCGCTAATTTTGAAATACCATAAGGTGTATTTGGATGACACGGCCATTCTTCGGTAGTAGGAAGGTCCGAGTAGAGTTCCATGTATACAGCAGAAGTGGAAGAGAATACTAGCCTTTCTGCCCCTATTTTCTGAGCCGCCCGGATCACGTTCAGAGTTCCCATTACGTTCACATAACCGTCCCGAATTGGATTGTCAAATGATTCGAAGATGGATGGCTGGGCAGCCATGTGGATGACTACCTCTGGTTTGAAATCCACAAATTCAGAAACGATATCATACCAGTTTGCAACATTTATCTCTACAAAATTAACTTTCCTTGGGAGATTGCTTCTAAGTCCAGAAGATAGATCGTCAATGCACAATACTTCATGACCACCTTTCAGAAGCAGATCAACAACATGACTGCATACAAATCCTGCTGCGCCAGTGCATAGAACCTTCATTTTCTCTCCTCGCATAATAATTTCCTGACTCTTGTTTCCGACCAGTTATGATTTCTGATATGATAATAGATCGGAGCCGCATTCCTTCCAGTTACTACTTTTCCAGAATGATCCGTACCCATGATCCTTGAATCGGGTTTGATCTCCAAAAGAAGAAGCATCAAATCATCTTCTGTGTTGTAGAATCGCACTTCATCCACATAACGAATGGACATGAGGATCTCAAACCTTTCTTCCTTGGAGAAGATCGGTTTGTATTTTGTCTTCGGTCTTTCCAACGATGGATCATCCTGGAGAGCAACAATAAGGTAATCACACACCCGCTTGGCATCCTTGAATAAACGGATATACCCTGGATGGATGATATCAAATGCACCAGTTACCAGCCCAACCTTAACCATATTCCCATCTCCTTCTCACCACAGAGAATTTCATTTCTTTGAGATACTCCTCCATTGCCATGGCAGCGAATGTATTAGAGGAGTGAATGACAAAATTGGGTTTCTTTTTTTCTATGGGCCAACTAGTTCTTGAAATATACCTAAGCACTTCCATCCCGCTAAAAGGACTTGATGGATCCATAAATTCCCGACCACCCAGATCATGGTCCAAGAAAACCACATCCCATTCTTCGTTCGAAAGAAATTGAAGACACTCGATGACGTTGGTAACTATGGTTAGATCACAGTTCTTAAACTTCCCGATTGCAGAATGAATTCGTTTACTTCTGTCGTCCATGAAAAGAACCTTCGGTTTTCTAGTTGTCGTTGCCATAGATAATAGTGCTCCCTTTTTTTGATATTCTGAATGGTATCCTACGTAATCCAAGAGAAAATTCTATGTCGGGTTGTTTTCCAATTGGTGCACATAAAAGCAGAAAACCTCCACCACCTGCTCCACATATTTTTCCTCCACTCGCTCCCAGACCCCTGGCACTTGCATACAAATCATCAATATTGTTGTTAGATATTCCTTCCACCAATTCCTTCTTTAATTCCCAGTTATTATGCAGACATTCTCCCAGCGTAAATATTCCGCCCAGCAGTAGATTTTCGCGAAGTTTATAGGCAAGATCACGCATATCAAGAGCCGCGTTTTCAGACATTCCGTTCTTTGAAATATTCTTGCTCTGTTGCTTTAATATACTGGATGATTTTCTGGTCTTTCCAGTCCATAATAACATAAGTTGGTTTTGAAATTCATTCTCTTCCCCATTCTGAAAACATATTGGTTCCACTTCCACATGATCATCCTTATTGAACTTAAAGAAATGCAACCCTCCGTAAGCGGCAGCAAAGGCATCCTGTTTTCCAATGGGATGTCCAACGCTCAGTTCAACCATGTAGGCGGTTTCCGCCAGGATGTATGGAGAACTATAAGGCTTTTCGCAATAGTAAGATATAGCTTTCAGTAATCCTACTGTAAAAGAACTGGAGGATCCAAGTCCACTTCCTTCGCCCGGGATGTCTGAAACAGATGTTATCTCTACTCCTTTTAGGTTAAACAATTCCAGGCAAGCCCTGGCCAGATCGTGTTTCAGTTCGGAAGGATGGTCTACATTTTCTGTGCGTGAATAAGAAAGTCTTATCCTCCCATCGAACTTTTTATTAACTGAGACATATAGATATTGGTCTATGGATAGGCTGACCACCGCGCCACCATGTCTCTGATAGAAACTGGGCATATCCGTTCCACCACCGCAAAAAGAGATCCTCAGGGGAGTACGTGTAATTATCATCGACTGAACACGATCAGATTATCCCAAAAATAATTAAGCGCGCTCTGGGTGTTTGAATAAAGGAGTCCAAGATTCATTGTGGCAATTTTATCAAAACCAACATTGTGCGCGATCATTTCGTTATGCCAGTATTCCGCTGGACGATTGGCGACGTGTCCTGCCCCCACCTGCCCCGGACGAGCAGCAGAAAAGATGATGTGGTGATTTGGTCCTTCCTTTAGATTTTCGCACAGCGTCCTGCATAGTGTTCCATGTGCTGTTTCGTGAATATGCTCGGCTGTCTCTATGCAGAATACGATATCAACTGGTTCGGGAGCTTTCCAGAAATCAACCAAGTTCATGTGAACAAAACCATCCGGCCAGTTTGTTTTGTCATTCTCGTCCACAAGTTGATCCAACCCATACGATCTCACCCCCAGTTTCATAGCGGTTTTGACTATGATGCCTGTCCCGCATCCAATATCCAACATGGATTCCGGGATGCCAAAATATGCAAAAGTGATCAAAAGGTGTTTTATATTATGAAGATCCATTTCTTTTAGACCATCCATCCATATAGCTGGATCTCTGCCATCGTAAGTTCTGGGATCGTTGAAATTTTCCTCATCTGTCATTACCATGTCCTCGTCTGTCCAATATGATCGAAAGGTCCCCAGGCAGATAACTCGGCTGGCCTCCAGATTTCTGGTCCACCTTTCATCCACCTGAACTTGCCATCATAGTATACCTCTATATCCCCGGGTGATTTGTCAGTATCAAAAAACCCATAATATTCGGTAAATCTGAGATGCCGGATATGAGGGTTTCCGGAATAGCAAAATGGAGCCTGGCGAAGATATTGAAGATAATGGGTTCCGCGATGAACCATGACTTTTACAATATTATCAGTGGTTAACCCGCTTAATCTTGCGATGCCAACAGTGGGTGTTTCCTTCAACATCCACATATATGGTCTGATGTCCATCGTATTCTTCAATACCCAATCATCTTCCAGAAGCATGATATAGTCTGATATCTGATGTGCTTTTCTTATGGCAAGATTCCATCCGACCCCGCACAAGAAACCCGGTTGAAGTTTTTGATTATGATATCCCGCCAGTTTCATTCCGGAGTCAGAAATGGTTTTGAATATCTCGGCCATGTGTTTGCTGGGAGATCCATCGTCGGCAATATACCATGAAAGTAATTCTTTGGGATAATCCAGCTTATCTGCGATCCCTTTGATCGTTCTGACAGCCATCTCTGTTCTAAGGTATGTGATCAAAATAATGCAAAGTGGAGGAGCTGGAACAACGGCATTTCCTCCCATGCCCTTGCAGTCCAGCATCAATTCCCAATTGTCTGTCATCCTTCTTCCCACTCCTGCAAACCATTCAGATACTCACGGGCCACGTGGCTGCTCTCTATTCTTCTCCACATTCCGTTCTCAAATTTACCACATAACCTGGCTGGATTTCCTTCAACAATTGTAAATGCAGAAACAATCATATTTCTCACTACTGCACCGCAAGCTACCACCGCGTTGTTCATAATGTGACAATTATATAATAATGCACGCGAGCCAATATATACATTGTCATCGATCCAGACACGCTTTATTGACCAATCACCGGCCGCTCCGGAGGATATGATGTGCGAAGCGGTAATGATACAAACCTTTCTTCCGAGAACAAGATTAGTTGTACGGATTTTAAGACTTCCCCTGAAGTCTATCAGGTCTATCCAGCGATCCCAGAACCACTGAGGGGTAAGCCCACTGACTTTGGACGCATCGAATTGCCCCAATATGCGTTGATTTTCGATCAAGAGTTGCAGATAGTCTTCTGTCATCCCTCCTCCAGCAATACTTCCAGTTCATCTCGCGTAAGTTCCCTGGCAGTATCACTTGTATATGGCAAAACCGCCGTTTCAAAACGCCCAGCGGTGTTGGGTGCCAGCAGAAACGCATCCGGACTTTGGAGTGCGTACCAGCCTTCTTCTTCGGAAAGAAGAGACTCGTTCATTTTCTCTCCTGGCCTAATTGGAACACGCTCAAATAAAACGTCTCCGACTGTATATTGCATTAATTTTCCAATTGAAAGCGATGGCATTCGCGGAATATAGACGCATCCAGAAGGACACTCAAGAGCCTTTAGAACACAGTCCACGGCCCGACTTGGATTAAGCCAAAACCTTGACATTTGCGGATCTGTTATTTTTATATTTTCTCCACGGGCGATCGATTTTTTCCATGCCTGAACAACCGATCCACTACTCTCGATCACATTTCCATATCTCACTAAATGATATTGAGTTGGAATGTCCAAGCGCGCATATTCTTGAAAGACGCGTTCCATAAGCATCTTAGTGGCACCATAGCAATTGGCAGGATGAACCGCTTTATCGGTGGAAATCCCCAGAACATGCGGTACACCCAATTGCATGGCAACTGCACAAACATTGAGAGAACCACCTACATTGATCTCATAGGTATCAATCGAGTTGTATTCACTCACGTCAATATGTTTGACTGCTGCCAGGTGCAGGCAGTAATCTTTTCCGGTCATGACATTGAGCAAGGCATTCGCATCCCGAATATCACCAACAACATATTGAACTTTGGGATATTTCGCCTTTAGTTTCAAGTGTTTCATCGCGTCCGTAGAAAACACTGTAATCTGACAATCCCATTTTTCTTCGGTTGCGCGACGAATTATTGCTTCCCCTAAGGTGCCAGCCCCGCCAGTTAGAATCAAGCGCCCAGTAAGCATAACAATCTCCCTTTAAAAGAACTAAAGATAAAAGGTTTTGGAATTAACATTGCTTCGCCTTGTCTTTCTGCTTCCTTTAGAGGCATAATACGCCCATTGAGATGGCGGAAGCTACCACATTTCCAACTGGCCAAAGTTAAATACTCAATGGGCGTATTATACCCTCAATGCCATAACTGTCAATAATAAAACGGAGGGTGTTTCCACCCTCCGTTGATTGAGAGGAGTTGATTAGTTGTTGAAGCCTGGTCCTGCCGCATTCCATTCGCTGTAAGGCGAAGGAGCAGGGCGACCAGTGGTTACACCACCATTAACCCAGTAGTCCTGGCTCGGCAGAGGATCATCCGAGTGCTGGAGCGGGCAATAAGCAATGTCAGTCAAGCGACCAGCCAACTGCGGGGTGCGCAGGATCAACCGGGGTTCGACCTTGGAAATTACTTCGAGACACCAGTTGTCGGGTGCCTTCAAGCCCCACAGGAACGCGCCGCTATCGGACCAGAAGAATGTTCCGGCGCGTGCGTCTGAGACAGCGGGAAGGACATCGTTCCGGTAGTCGTAGTATTCCCAGTAGAGAGTCCGCAGGGTTCCGCCGTTCGCATTGAACGGGACGAAGTAGATGTCCGAAGCGAAGCAACCAGCTGGAATGGTTCCATTGTCATTGTGGTTGTCTTCGGCAATGCAGTCGTCAATAATGACGGGCACCTGGAAACCATCTACCCACAAGAAGTTGCCCTGGCGCATTTCGGTCTTCATGCGAAACATCGCCTCGGTAGAGTATGAACCAGCCGGGTCAATGCCCGTGTTGTCGATACCAGTGCACTTGTAGGTAATGTAACGGCAGGGCCAAATCTCGGTTAGTGCATAGAACAACTCATTGCGCATGACCATACGGATATCGACAGGTGACAAACCTTGCGTTGAGGCTTTCCTCTTCAATATCCGCATCATGGTCGTAATGGTACGAACGATGTCAGGATCCACGATGCTGTCAACCTGGCGATAACCAAACGATTTAATGTCAGAGTAAAGACTCGGACAGGCGGTGCCGGTCAAGGCATCGATCTTGGTTGTGCTGATGAGAAGATCGAGACCGGGGAATTCTTTGTACCCGCCACCAGCAGAGTTATTGGTCGGATTGCCGGTAAAGACCTGCGGGCAGAACCAGCGTTGATAAGCAACGCCGACTTCTACCAGGCGCATGACCATCTCTCGTCCTGCAAAGATGGCAGATTGACCTTGCAGACCGAAGAAGCCCTGCATAAGTCCACCCATCTGCTCCACCAACGGTCCATTCACAATGTTCAGATCGTGGAATTCACCGCGGTTAATGCGCTGCCCAATGCGGTTGATCTCAACCTGCCGGGTCTTAAATTCCTTGCGCCCAAAGACCGTAGTCTGGATACAAGTCTTGAAGTTCGCGGCCTGCACAGGGTTATCGCAGACGGCATCCTTCTCCTGTTGGTCCGAACGCAGGAAACCCGTAATATACGGGAACAGCGGATTGGTATCAACAGATCCCTGGATCGGAATCAATTCGCCCAAAGACCCGAGGATCTGGGTATGGGTTGAAATGATATCGCGTTCCAGACCACGAACGCCGAACAAACCTCCAGGACCGTAGATATAGGGGCCGATCGGGGCACCAACGGTCTGCACCTTCTGGATGTTCTCTGCGTTCACATACTTGCCCAAAAGTTCACCAAATGCTTGCATTACCTTCTGGGGATCAACAGTGGATTCGTTAGGTTTCATTTTGCACCTCCTATGGTGATTAATTACTGAACCGGCACAGGGGTTGTTTGAGTTGCTTCAGACAACCAATATCCATCCGGAACGCCGGGCTGATTTTTCTTTTTCTCTTCCCCGTCCACCACATTCTCTTCAGAAAGTGATGGGCGATTCTCCAATGACCAGGTGAAACGTCCAACGGGCGGAGTTAGCTTTTCTGCCAACTTCTCATCCTGGGATCCCTGGAGTTCCTTGACAAGGGCCTCCAGAACGGGGATCTTCTCATGATCTTCCCTGGCCTGGGCAATAAACTCATTCAGGCCGTCTATGTCCATTGCTTTCAGAATTTCATCCATCGTCGGAACAGTCGCAGTCGGAACGACAGGTTCTGGAACAGTAACGACGACCGGCACGGAGACAACCTCGGGGACAACCTCGGGCACAACTGCCACCTCGGATTTTTCCTTGCTTTCAATCCCGGCCTCATCGAGGATTTTCTGCTTCAGGCCGATCTTTTCTAGGAAAGCGTCGGCTTTCTCTTCGCTTCCCATAATCTGTGTCAAATATTCTTTCTTGTTCATACCAACCTCCTTGACAATGGTTTCAAAATCGGTGAAAGGATTTGCCGCTTTTACAAGGGGCAGATCCGACGCTTCGTACATACGATATTTCGTAATGACACGCGGATCACTCGAATCCCGCGATAATGCAAATGTACCATGCGACATACCAAGATCAATCTTGGATTGCGCTTTCAATAGACCCATTGCTTCATTTTCTTGAAGGGGTCCGCTCATTATCAAGAAACCATTTTCATACATAGCAAAATCAACAGGCGCCATACGAGCAGTACCGGGTGTGTGCCAGGATACAAAAACCGGAGACACATCCATATTCTTATCAAGCCATTCCAAGTATTCTTTGTGCGCATCTTCAGAGATAATATCTCCATCCCAATCAACATAATTGTTCGATACACACCCAACCCAGCGCCAATTATTACTGGCATCCTTTTGAATCAGGATGGAATTGTGCTTCTTGTCAGGTCCAAGATCAATTCCGATGCTTTTCACGATGGAACGAACCCCAGCCTTAAGCCGATTACCAAATTCTTTTGCGACAGAATGAATGGCTTCCACCTTTTTGGTTGGATCCATTTCGCTATCCCGCAGGATATTTCTGACGAGCATCTCGGTATCAAGGGTAACTTCCATAATATCTTCTGCTTCTTCAGCAGCCACTTTGGCTTCATCAAGTTCGTTGAAGGATGTCGGAGCAATGGAAACCTCTTCCGGATCCATTTCCTTCTCCGCGGGTTCACTCGCCGTTTCAATAACGTCCAACTCGTCAGAATCGAGTTCTTCCTCCAATTCATTGGCTTTCAGGAGTTTTCGTTGTTTTGCGCGCAAGCGCATTTCCCGACGATGTTCGGTTTTCTTATCCTTATTCATTAGCATCCTCCTCTTAAGTATAACACGAAAATTGTCAAGAGTTAAATCAAGGCATGTTTGCTCCCCTGTTTATGGCATCCTGCATGTCTGCCGTAAAGGTTGGAGTATATTGATCAGCAATCTCCGCATCGAATTCGCGCGGATCAAAACCAGGATGATCCACAGACCTGGCACGTCGAAAAACTCCTGATCTTATGTAGGCCCGGCTGGATAAGACACGTGGACGAGTGGAAGAAGAATATCCGCGCTGAAACCGCAACCAACCTCCTACCGCAGTTGTTCCTGGTGTCGGAATAGGATGTTGGTTTGCGCCAACATTGACAAGGGCATATTGTTGTGTGGCTGTTAATCCGTGTGAACTTCTTATAGTACCTATGGCTGAAGTCGTTATACCAATAGAATCTCTTTCAATTTTCTGAATGTTTGGAAAACCTGGAGGATTCTTCCATCCCACCACCGTTCTCTGAAACAGTCTCCGCACATCCGGCGCGGTTTGAGATCGCTGAACCCTGGCAATCTCTCTGATCACGTTCTGCGGGTTTAGAATTTTATTTGGAACATTGAGAGTTACACTGATTCTCATAGGCGTTTCCTATGTAGAATTATAATCTCTTCTTCTTCACGCCTTTGTTTCAATTGTAATTCAACCTGTCGCACCATTCTGCGTGGTATTTCAGTGGTTAGATCCTCCTCATACGACCACGATCTTGAAGGTCCACCACCACCATCTTCTGCTCCGACATCGGTTGGAGGGGGCGCGCTGGGAGAAGCACTTGGAGAGGCGCTGGGAGATTTCGATGGTGAAGCACTTGGAGAAGCACTGACGGACTTGGAAGGGCTGATGCTTGCGGACGGACTAGCACTCTGGCTGGCTGATGCGCTTTTGCTCGGACTTCTGCTTGGAGAAACGCTCTCAGAAGCAGACACACTCTTGCTTGGTGAGACACTTTCGCTTGCACTCACAGACTTCGAAGGACTGATCGAAGCGGAAGGACTTACGGACTCACTTGCACTCGCCGACTTGGATGGACTTGCACTTTCACTTGCGCTGGTAGACTTGGAGGGGCTTGCACTCTCCGATGCGCTTGCAGATTTGGAAGGAGAGAGACTTTCACTGGCGCTCTCGCTCTTAGATGATGACTTGGAAGGACTGATACTTGCAGATGGACTTGCAGATGGACTAATAGATTCAGATGCACTGACGGACTTTGAAGGACTTATCGATTCACTGGCACTCACTGATTTCGAAGGCGATGCGCTTTCGCTCTCACTCCCAGGAGGCGGAGTGCTGGGTGATGCACTCTCACTGGCACTGACTGACTTCGATGGGCTGGCGCTTTCAGACGCACTCGCAGACTTAGAAGGACTTATTGAAGCCGAAGGGCTCACAGACTCACTAGCGCTTGCTGACTTCGACGGGCTGGCGCTTTCGCTGGCACTGATCGACTTCGAAGGACTGATCGAAGCGGAAGGACTTACGGACTCACTTGCACTCGCCGACTTGGATGGACTTGCACTTTCAGACTTGCTAACCGATTTGGAAGGACTTGCACTTTCGCTGGCGCTTACTGATTTACTTGGGCTGATCGAAGCACTAGGCGAAGCACTCTGACTCGCGCTTGCTGACTTCGAGGGACTGGCGCTTTCGCTGGCCGAAGCAGATTTGCTTGGACTGATACTGGCAGACGGGCTTACAGATTCTGAGGCTGATACGCTTTTAGACGGGGAAGCGCTCTCACTGGCCGATGCAGATTTAGATGATGAAGCGCTTTCGCTAAGACTGGCAGATTTACTGGGACTTACACTCTCGCTTGCAGACTCCGACTTAGATGGGCTTGCACTTTCGCTCGCGCTTTCACTCGCGCTAGCCGATTTACTCGGAGAAGCACTTTCAGACTCAGATCCAACTCCAGCAGATACGTTCCAGTAGTCAGTGCATAAATTTTGGTTAACTGCACTTGGGCTGGCGCTTTCAGACTGGCTTTCTAATTTACTTGGACTAGCACTTTCTGACATGCTAGTAGATTTTGAAGGAGAAGCACTTTCACTTGCGCTAGCAGACTTACTTTCAGATTTGCTCGGGCTAACACTTTCGCTTGCACTGGCTGACTTAGATGGGGACGCACTCTCACTGGCGCTAGCAGACTTACTTTCAGATTTGCTCGGGCTAACACTTTCGCTTGCACTGGCTGACTTAGATGGGGACGCACTCTCACTGGCGCTAGCTGATTTACTTTCAGATTTGCTCGGGCTAACACTTTCGCTTGCACTGGCTGACTTAGATGGGGACGCACTCTCACTGGCGCTAGCTGATTTACTAGGGCTAGCACTTTCGCTCTTCGACGCAGACTTCGACGGGCTGGCGCTCTCGCTAATACTGGCTGATGGACTGACGCTTTCAGACGCACTGGCACTCTTCGAGGGACTGGCGCTCTCTGATGCACTTGCTGATTTACTTGGGCTGGCGCTTGCGGATGCACTGGCTGACTTTGAAGGACTGGCACTTGGGCTGGCACTTGCACTTGCGCTTTCATGGGCGGTGCCGATAAAATACTGTGGTATTTCCAGGCCATGATCCTCGAACCACCAGCATAAATGAATTGGTTTCCAAGAAGATAGTTTGCCTTCGTTTACAAACGGAATAAGAACAGCATGCGCAAATACTGTTGTTCTGTAAATCAAAGACGAAAACAATCTAACTACGGTTGCCAATCCGCTCCTCTGTAACGTTCACCGATAATAGGATGTAATACAATTTTATGCAACAACCCTACCTTTTCCAAAAGCATAAGAGTTTCGACACACACAGGATCAGTCGAAGCAATAGCAGTTCGACACAACCACAGTTTACAAGTTGGTTTGGGATCAGGATCAGTGCAACCATTTTTATCCAAGTATTTACAACGACCTAGTCCAAAAACAGTAATAGCATTGCAACATGGGTTTACTTCACCTGCTCTACAAGAACCCAATCTAATGCGACAAGGGTCATAGTGTTGCATTATGGCAGACCCCATTTCAACCAATTTAGCACTCAACCAATTTGCAAACTCTTCGTCAGTCATTATATGCCTACTAGCTGGTAAACTCTGCAAGATATGATACCTTGTGCATCAACATAGTGATCTGCGTTTGTAATTGTTCCAGTCAAATTGAAATCAGTATCAGCTCCAGTTTCATTATCTTCATCTACGTCATTCCATTCGCCATCTTCTATGTTGAATATTTGCAAAACAACTTTAGCAGAAGTTGGGGCATAAGAAGACTGTCCGTTCCAAGCCATTGACCATGCCGTAGAAGCTCCAACGAAATCTTTGAACTCATGAATCAGATATTGAGCTGTTCCATTTTGGCAAACTCTAGTTGCGTTATCACTGCCAACATCTGTAACATTTTGAACAGTATAAGGAGTTTCAAGTGTATTATTGTTTGCAGGAAGAACTGCATAGTTGCCCATAGAGTAATCTTTATACCCAGGACTTGGCGAAGCAGATGGACTTGCACTTTCAGACTCACTAGCGGACTTTGAAGGGCTTGCGCTTTCTGACTTTGATGCTGACTTACTAGGACTTGCTGATTCACTTAGGCTCGCAGATTTAGAAGGGCTGGCACTTTCAGACTCAGAAGCAGATTTACTTTCGCTCTTGGACGGACTAGCGCTTTCAGATGCAGACGCAGACTTTGAAGGACTGGCTGATTCACTGGCACTAGCAGATTTGGATGGACTGGCACTCTCAGAAGCAGATTCAGATTTACTAGCACTTTTACTAGGACTGGCACTTTCGCTTCGAGAAGCAGACTTGCTTGGACTTATCGATGCAGATGGACTTACACTCTCGCTAGCACTAGCACTTTTTGATTCTGATTTCGACGGGCTTGCTGATTCGGAAGCGGATGCTGATTTACTCGCCGACTTAGATGGACTTGCACTTTCACTAGCAGACGCTGACTTAGAAGGACTTGCCGACTGACTCGCGCTAGCTGACTTCGATGGACTGATCGAAGCAGAAGGACTTACGCTCTCCGAAGCCGAAGCGGATTTAGACGGCGAGGCGGATTGACTGGCGCTGGCAGACTTTGATGGGCTGACGCTCTCACTGGCGCTTTCCGATGCACTGATGCTCTTGGATGGACTGGCACTTTCAGATGCACTGGCTGACTTCGATGGACTGATCGAAGCAGAAGGACTTACGCTCTCCGAAGCCGAAGCGGATTTAGACGGCGAGGCGGATTGACTGGCACTGGCAGACTTCGATGGACTTGCACTCTGACTGGCACTGGCGGACTTCGAAGGGCTTGCGCTCTCGCTTGCACTTGCTGATTTGGATGGGCTGATACTCGCAGATGGGCTTGCACTCTCACTGGCACTGACTGACTTCGATGGGCTGGCGCTTTCAGACGCACTCGCTGATTTACTCGCCGACTTGGAGGGTGAAGCAGATTCACTTGCAGAAACAGACTTACTTGGACTAATTGAGGCCGAAGGACTTGCTGACTGACTCGCAGAAGCAGATTTAGACGGAGAAGCCGATTCACTAGCAGATGCACTCTTGGATGCGCTCGCAGAGGGCGAAGCACTTGCAGAAGCACTTACAGACTTGCTTGGACTGATCGAAGCACTGGGCGATGCGCTCTCAGATGCCGATGCACTCTTCGAGGGGCTTGCAGACGGACTTGCGCTTGCACTTGCACTTACAGACTTCGAAGGGCTGGCACTTTCTGATGCGCTGGCCGACTTGGAAGGGCTGATCGAAGCGGAAGGACTTGCGCTTTCACTGGCGCTGGCAGATTTCGAAGGGCTGGCACTCTCGGATGCGCTGGCCGACTTCGAAGGGCTGATGCTCTCGGATGCACTGGCTGATTTGGATGGCGAAGCACTCTGACTGGCACTGGCAGACTTCGAAGGGCTTGCACTTTCAGATGCACTGATGCTCTTTGAAGGACTGGCGCTCTGGCTTGCACTGATGCTCTTTGAAGGACTGGCGCTTTCCGATGCACTGATGCTCTTGGATGGACTGGCGCTCTGAGATGCACTGATAGACTTCGAAGGACTTGCACTTTCAGATTCACTCGCCACAGCAGATTTTGCGAAACTGGCGACCGCGCCATATACAGTGTCGCCCGATGCATTATCTTCGCAGTGAAAATGGCATGAACTATCGCCCTGATACCTATAACCCACCATTCCGTCACCATCCCTAAATCCTTCGGTAGTGGCAGAACCATCAAGCGTGAGGGCGAGGCTGGGGGTTGACCCGACGCCCTTGGATATGCCAAACACCAAATCGGTGGATGATGAAGCGAGATCGCCTGTATAGAGGCCCCCTGCATCGTAACCAGCAGCAAAAGCGGTGGGAGTAACAAGAGCACCTGCTAAGTAATAGGCTGTTCCAAGAACAGGGCCAGAATAAGTCTTTGCACCCGTGCCGCCCCCTTCCAAGGTATAGATTTTTGCGGAATTGCTCCCTGCATTACAAACCACTTCCATGGTTATGCCACCAATGGTAGGGGTAGTTGTGCCATAGGTGATACAGACAACAATCAACGTGGTATCTGCTGGAACAGTCAATCCACCTGTAGTTAGATTTTGAGATCCCTTGATTACTATTGCCATTACTTCACCCACCCTGGCGGATTGAATTTATCGATCAGCCAGCTAAATGGATGGATGGCTTTGTCCCAATTATCGCCGGCGAAAAGATCCCGGGACAATTCTCTGTTCTTCACCACTTCTGTTTGCGGGTTCTCGTAGGGGAAGCCGAAGTCACCGCCCTGGGTGCGGAACATGTGGGCGTACCAGGTGGTGCGGTTGACCAGGACCCGTCCACCGGAGAGCCAGGTCTTACAGGCGACCTCGACCCCCTGCTGGCCCCATGAGTGAAACGACTCAGAGCACAGATCAAGGGCGAAGTATCTCTCGCGGGTGGCCATGAAGCAGGATCCCTGAATGGACATTGTTTCAGTGAGATCGCCGGTGAGTTCCTTTCCCATTTCATTATGGTATTGAAAGTGCATATCGGTATCGAAGCGATAGCAGGTGCTCTGCGGGTTCTTTTTGGGGATCCAGACCACATCCATGGTGGTAGGCTGGCTGCACTCAGTGCATGGCCCGGAAGGACCCTGATAGCGGCGGTGGCCAGCGGGGCACACCCAGTCAAAGGCGTGCAGGTTGCGCATGACCGGGACCATGGTGATATCGTCTGCCATGAGCGCCATCATTTTGACGTCGAAGCCCTGGTCAAAGGCGCAGTGGGCGTCGACTTTCATCAGGTATTTTGCTTTGGACAGCCTGGCAGCCTGGTTGGAGGCAGCGCGCTGGCCGATGCTGGTGAAGTACTGGATGAGGGTGAGGCGGGGGTGGTCAGGAATGGGGGTGGTGGGCAGCTCCCCGTCCAGGACTGCGATTATTTCTGTGTTGCCTTCGATATGCGCGAGTATATCGGCAATTGTATTGCCTAGAAACATCTCATTACGCGCGGGGATAATAATGGTCAGATCATACATACCGTTCTTTTACCAAATCCTTGATCATGGATTTCCATGAAGGAGCCGACCAATTTGTTTTTGACGTAAAGGTCGAACCATCCAAACTGCGATCGTAAACAAATTCATCATCTGGCGAAATGGAAATATCATCCCAGCCAAATTCTTTCTGTAACTGGATAAGCAGGTCATATTTGGAAACAGGAATACTGGCAACATGATATAAACCTTGCAATTGAGATTCAAATTCAATAATATCACTAATTAAAGTCGTAAACGCGGTAGTAGTAAGTCCACTAAAAATTGCTTTTCTATATCCGGGGATTTTCTTGCCGCGCTGTAAGGATAACCAATTCAGCAAACCGTAAGAATCACTTAATTGCCATCCAATAACCGATGTCCGCAACGTTAATGTTCCATGGGCATGTAACTCACCCAACAATTTTGTGCGACCATACAAATCAATTGGATCTGGTTCATCTATCTCCGAATAGTTTCCGTTCCGCCCTGAAAATACACAGTCTGTGGAAATTTGTATAACACGAATGCCCAATTCGCCACACAGATGCGCAAGTTTGTGTGGAAATAGTGCATTCACCTGAATTGATGGAATTGCTTCTTTAGACTCTCTTCTCTGTTTCACAATTCCAACCGCATTGATCACTACCTCCGGAAGTAAACTTTCAATCGCATATTGGACCTTCACGAAATCTTGAACATTAATATTACCCAATAAATTGAGACCAGACATCAATTCGAATCTCTTATAAAAGGATGGATGTTCCCTGACGGTTGCCCACACATCCATCCTTTTTGATAAGACATGGCATAACCGATGTCCGATCATGCCATTTCCTCCAAGAACAAGAACCCTCATACTCAGTTCTCCTGTAATTCTTTATATAGCTTTCCTATCCTGTCAATATGATAATTTTCGGACATTTCCAAACATCTTTCTGAATAGTGATTGTAAAGGGATCTGTCATTGATAAGATCGTCCAGAATTTCAATAAACTCAATTTCATTTTCAACGGGAATATAAAAACCATCAACATCAATAAATCCTGGTTCCTTCAGGGCAATAGTAGGAATACCGAACGAGGCGGCATTGATTATCTTCAATGGATTTCCCGTCCAGGTTGCATACGGCCTCCACACTACTTGAAGATCAAGGGTTTTGTAATACTCAACATCATCCTGCCTGGAGTATATATAACCGTTGCTGGTCAATTTAATACCCCTTTTGAATATTTCCTCCTTCAGGGAATTTGGAAAATAAGGCATCAAATCTGTGTTGCCATTCATGCCAATTGTTTTTATCTGGTCAGATACTCTTCTGGCTCTCTCATAATTGTTATGATGTTGAGGTATTAATATCACCTTGTTCTTAACCAAAGATGCAATAACTTGTTCATTCATTATCGAACTGGCTATCGCAATAAATTTCGGGTGGTCCGACAAAACATAGATCGAACGCTTGTCATCCAATACATCAATATAAGCATTTTCCACGAAACGATCATTGAACATGAACCCTGGTTTCACATAAATGCAAACATCATCTGCATAATCGCTTACTGGATTTACTCTGGCCCCAATATGTTCTGCGACCTGCTGACAACGTATAAGCGAGGAGATCCTCATCAGCTTTCCACGTCTCTGACCGTTGAAAGGCACATGAGGATGGATATTAAGGAAAGGAAGTTTTGCAAATATCGAAATGCCTTTCATCGGCATCTTTCCCAGAACCCCCTGGCTATTGTTTCCCAATTAAACCGTTTTTTTGTTGCCTTAATCTCTTCCTTAGTCACAGGCTCTATCTCAGACTTTAAGACCTTAGTCAAATTTCGAACCGTCTCCCCAACAGATGTCTCAGGAATGAACTTTGCCAGACCATCAAACCAATGGCGGTAATCGGGAGTATCGAACATGATCGGACGAACTCCGCACAAAAGAGCCTCGGCTGCGATCATCTCGAAACCATCCCTGCGGCGGAGAGCTGAATACCAACTGCACTGATTGTAAAAATGGCGCATCTGATCATCGGTGATGTTCTCAAAATGGTCTACAGATGGATCGGAGCCAAAGGGTTCACCGATATGCAGCATCCGACCACCGGCCCTGAATACGGCCAGACGAGCCTCTCCGATGCACTCTGCCTGGTAACAAGAACCACTGGCATTCGTTCCAATAAGATAATTCTTTGGGGTATCTGGCTCCTGATAGAAGATATCCGGATTGGTTCCCAATGGAGCGTGGTACATATCCGGAATGTATTTTTTCAGGTCATAATAACTCCACATAACCTTTGCCCCTGACCAGAACTCGACCCAATCTTTTGGGTCAGGGTTGCGGGTACTTTTGAGAGTGTACTGAATAACAGCATATTTATGACCGGCATCTACAACGCGTTTAGCTCTTTCCAGATTATGATCATGACGACCTATGACATGCAGGACCGTCAGATCGGCTGAAACTGGATCATTGGTGATCACGAAATCGGATGGTAGATATTTCTCGAGCTGCATGGCAACCCGGGACACACCGAAGGACGGGAACGAAACAGCCAGGAAGACTCTCATTCTGCCTCCGCTATCAAATATTTACCCCATTGCTCAGCCATAGCCATAGCTATTCCTGGTAAGGTACGACTTCTTTCTTTCCATCTATCAGGACCAGGTGATAACAAATGGGTTCGTTGTTCCCTGCCTTTGACAATATTGGTTGGTTGGAGGTTTGGCAACCCCTTAAGCCATAAGCAGGTGGCTTTGGTTTCAGGATGGCCAAACTGCCAGGGTTGAATTATTTGGTCATATTTTTTACCGATAACATCAAGAGCATAATGATGAGGTATTGGGTTTTCAATACAGATTAATGGGATATTGCAATTAAGTAACCTTTTGAAAAACTCAGCCGACAACAACATCTCTCTCCATAAATTACGTTCGTTTAGCCAACGAACACCAGAATTACATAAACGAGTGCAGGGGGGATGTGCAATCATCAAATCCCAACCGTCATTTAAGATATCCAGAATATCTCCCTGATAATGGTAATCAAATCTCTCATCCTCAGGAGGGAGCAAATCACAACTAATAGCATTATGGCCAAATGCACGAAATGCCTCACGAACCACACCACTGAACTCACAACCCAATAATGCCTTCACTCTTTCACCCAGAAGAACGAACGGCAGGTATCACGAATCTCGCCCGGGATCTTTGCTTCCCGCCCAAGCAAGAACCATGTGTTAACCGGTTTCAACTGCGTATACCAGGAAACGGCTTTCCTCACATAATAATACGAAGCGCGCCACCGTGTTGCATGGACATAATCATGGCCGGCAACGATACCGCCCGGCCGGACCTTCTTGGACCATTCGACGATATCATCCATCACCCAGGGGACGTCGTGATTGGCGTCGATATAAACGAAGTCGAGCGAATTATCTTTGAAGCGTTTGACCGCATTCATGGAGAACCGCTTCATGAAGTGGACGTTATAGTCTTTCAGGCGCTCCTGCGCTTCGAGCAGGAACAGGTTTAATCCATCCGTGCTCATCTTGTTGCGCCACTCGTTGTAGTCCTCCCAGGCGTCGATGCAGAAATACTCCATCTTTGGATTGGCGCGCAGGATGATGCCGGCGAACTCGCCTTTGAACACGCCGATCTCTGCACCCACACGATAGCCAAGATCCTTGAAGATCGTGCCCAGCATCTCCCGGCCGACATTGGGAATTTCGATCGGGGATGGCTGGGTTAAGTCCAGCTTGAATTTTTCGGCAAGATAATCAAGAGCGTTCATATCCATTACTCTCTTTTTCATACGCCCTCCCATGTAGGTACCGGTGAAAACCTTTCTATTAGCCAACGAAGATCATGAATACGTTCTATCCAGCGATCGTTCATCCAGAAATCAGCGGAGAACTTGTTACCTTCTTTTAGTTCAGTAAAACTCATGCGGGTGTAAGCAACGCCAAATCTATTTTTATATTCTTCTCGATATGGTGTACCTTTCCACAAATGGGAATACCAGGTCTTCTTATTGACCATGCACTTACCGCCTCCCAACCAGTATTTCAAACCAACTTCCTGCGGTTCTCCTATGAATGTTCCATATCCCTCGTTGTGCAGTTCGCCAACTCGTTTCAAGTAATAGCCCTTGTTAACCACCCAACAACTTCCCTGAAACGTCATATTCTCGTCAATCAATTGATCCGCCCTGTCCTCAATGCGCTTATCCCAAACATAAGCATGAATACCGGTCTTGCTTTTGTGCACCAGGCGGTTGTGCAATGGATAACCAAGATACTCATAATCCACGAACGGACGATGATATCGAATATCCCATGTGTCCATCTCCAGGGAGTAGCGCCTGGGAATCACCACCCAATCATCCTCAAAATCTTCCTGAAGCGCCTTATCATATCCGGGTGCAAGAATGCAATGGGCATCCAGTTTCATAACGTATTTCCCCCGCGAAATATCCATGCCTGCATTGATCGAGGCACGCATTCCCTGTTTATCACGATGGATCACGATCAGGCGGGGATCTTCTTTCAATTCGGGGACCGGCCAGTAACCATCAAGTACGGCAATGACCTCGACATCACCCGTCGCTTTTGCCAGGAGATCATCAATCGTTTTTTGTAAATATATTTCATTCCTGGCGGGAATGATTACGCTGAACTTAGCCATAAATTTTCCTCTCCTTAATCATAGTAAGCCTCTGTTTCGGTAGATTCGATATTCCCAGAATGATCACGAATTACCTTTTGAACCTCTCGTTTGACTTTGGGGGTCTGGATATTTACAACCGGTGTTGGTTGAGGAGGAATATTAATAATGGGTGCAGCAACATTCACAACGGGAGTTGGCTGCTCTGGAACATTGATCGTTATTGGAGATGGCTCCACGGTCACATTGATAACAGGTTCTTTCATCATTCTCTTGAAATATTTCATAACGTCTTTCTCAGGTGGCATGATATTGTTTATTTCGATTGGCTGAATATCTTTTTGAAGACGACTGCTTCCTGAATTATTGGGGGTACCAACACCAGTCCTAGAGGCATCTTCGGCAATTGTATTTCCGCCTGTATAGCCAAGCATCTGCTTTGGATTAATAATATCCTCGCCATAACCAATCGGTATCGAGTCGATCTCTGTTCCTGTGTAAAATCCACGTTCTTTGCCGATGGTTCTGGCAGCATCCGGGGTAAGAAATCCATTACGGAGAGCAAGTGCCATTTCTTCCTGGAACAGTTTGCGCAATGTTTGTTTGTCAAGTTCGCGCTGTTCATCCCGATCTTCAAATACCTGTTCATATCCATGCGGAAAAACGCCATAGTTCTTGAAAGCCTCTGATATCTTCATGAACATAGCGGGGCCTTTGCCACTTGCCTTCTTGCCTAGTACAAGCGACTGTCCGCTCGATCCGATCCCGTCACCCGGGAGTGGGGCGAATTCCTGGTAGTCAACACCGAAGCAAAGTGCCAATCCTACAATATACCATTTCATTTCCCCATCGAAATCAAATCCGTCTGGTAGGTTGGCAAGATCGATCGAGGCGGTGGAAACTGGTTTTTCCGGATCCAGGGAAGCAAGAATGGCTGGATCCATGTAACGAATCAGTCCCTCATTATCCGCATCTTCCCTACCCTGCGCCAGTATGTCTTTTATGTCCTGTCGGGACACACCAGAAACCATGTGCAGGGTTTTATAATGTCTCCCGGATATCTTCTCATCTTTGAAGATAAAAATACTGCGCATGATCTGGGAAAGTCTCAATGCTCGAGAAATGGCACAAACACCAACGCCGTTCATTTTCTCAATAGCTGATGGATAATCCGAAAATGGAATGACCTGATACCAAGCCAGTTTATGATCTTTTCCTGACCGGTCCGAATAAATAACAGGAAATTTCGGATTGCCAGTCCGAGTACACTGATTTGAATCCATGTGAGAGATACCCAGTACGGGTGCCCGCTCGTTTTTGAATTTGCTGTTGGCGTCCTCTCCTGGATCTCGAATAAGTTCTATAAATGCCCCATTATCCTGTGAATACAAGTCCTGTGAGAATTTCAGAATGAAATTAGTCCATCCGAACGAATCCCCTGCAATGGCTGATTTTAATACGTTGGAAACAGCGACTTCCACACTGGGGGATAGACCTCGAATCTCCCACTCATAAGCGGCATTCCTGAATGACACATTACAAAGAGCGCCCGCCAGAAAGGACTCCGTTGGCCAGAATTCACGCAACTGCCTGTCTCTTAAAGGAACATTTCTACCCCATGGCGTAATGGAATCGGCTGCGGTTGCAATATTCCATGTGAATACAGTGCTTGCGGGGAGAGATGTAACCTGCAAAGGCTTTTGAACACTTTGGGCAATTGCTTCGCCTGGGAACTGGCTTTCAGGAGTAAGTTGGGGCGGTCTCGCCATAATTAACCTTTCCAGAAGAAGTGTCCCAGGATTTTTCCGGTGGGTTTCCCTTCTTTATCAATCTCTTGTAATTCCTTCACCGCGCCGGTACGTTTTTCTACAAAAGTACGCAGCCTGTCAGGGAATTTGAATATGAATTTGGCTACATTCGATAACGGGGGAATCTCTGTGAGCAGTTTAGTTCCTGGAGAACACTCATTGAGATGAACAAACCCGTCACGATACTTGGTCATTTCACCACCTACCTGACCGCATTTCACACAATGGATCTTGGATTGCTTTGTGGTGTGCGAGGTCAAATAGCTTTGTACGGCAGTAACACGCAGAGTCGTCCCGCAGGGACTTTCCACCCCAGGGAGGATCACGTGCGCAGGCGTGCAAAATGGACAGTTGATCAAGATACCCTTTTTAGTTTGTACGACCTTCGGCGGGAGTTCCCGCGTCCTTACGTCACTTCGCTTCGCTTTGTATTTCATCGCTTCCTTTCCCGTTATAAAACGGCGAACTTATTATCTTACTTTTTCTTTCTGATGATTGCGGTCTTCTTTGAGATGCGCCCTTTCTGACGTCTCATGCTGTTTGTTGAGGCTGGATTCTTCGGTGGCTTCTTCTCATATTTTCCCATGTTATTCTCCAAAACAGTAGTTGAGCATGGCAGCGGCATCCGATCCAAAGAACATAAATTTTGTGTGTTCGGTGATCTCAATCAAGAGAGGTGCTGCACTGGCCACCAGCATAAAACCTACTACACCGGTAGGAGCAGTCCCATCCAGGGTAAAACGAATGTCTTTGGCAGTTGCTTGAATAAGAACGCACTTGGCGTTCAACGGGACGTACATATCGTACAATGCCGCCCCAATCGTAATTGAATGATGGGCCTCGGATGTGCCCGGGTTAAATCTGATCGGTTTATCATCCAGTAATCGTGCCATGTGTCTCCTCCTGCAAGTGAGAAATATCGCTTTCCAATTATAACATCATAAATTCAAGTATAAGAGAGTGTAACTTCCCATGCTGGCGGCAACGGCTAGGTCTATTTTCAGCCGGTCAACGCGTTTTACCAACCGGATTCTTGAATCCTGATCATCCAGTTTGGCATTTGCGTTCTGAACATGTTCTGTGAGGTCAGGTTCACCTCTATGCCAGAAACGACGATCCCGGATAAGATCCCTGAACTGGCTGTCGGCGAGCAGACGATCTGCCCCCTGGTTGAATGCTTTGAGCCAGGCTAATCCTTCCTGTTTTAACCTCATAGACATATCATGAAGCTGGAATGGATCATAGCAAATCTGAATTACATTATATCTTTCAACGAGAGTGCGAAGAGCGCGTTCTGGACCTGGGTGTTCTTCTGTCCCCTGGAAGTCTATCTTACCGGTAAATTTATTCGGTGCCCATTTCTGCGCGAAAAGGGTTATGACCTCATCATGGAATTGCGGATGCCTGGATCCTGCCCAGATACCGAAGTTATCATTGGATGTCGCCGCATCCATGGCTACAACAACAGGATGCCTATCATTATCAATAACTGGCCATTCTTCAGGCGATCGTCGGCAAGAGTACCACCATTCCATTGGAACAAAGGTTTCTGTATTACTCACCCACTGATTGCGATGAAGGCGTAAGAATTGTCCTGGAGGCAGAATCTTCTCTTCTGACTCGTAATATTCGCGAGTTTGCCAGGGGCATCTCGGCTGAGTATTCCATAGACACAACATGCCCGCAGATTTGTTAACATACAATTCAAGCTGGGTAGGTGGACCTTCGGTTACGTTATAAACCCGATCAGGCCATAAGAGTTCCCCCTGCTTCACACCAAGTTCATAAAGCGAATAGAGCAGGTCGGACTCTTCCATGAATCCAGCGTAACTCTCGATCCAGCGAAATGAGTGTCCATACTTGGTTGGGCTTAATGTCATTTCGGAATTTCCGGTAATGAATATCCATCCATCCCGACGCGCCACAAACATTCCGGTAGAAACAGATGGACACCATACTCGTCCAGAATACTCACGTTCTTTCCAGTGTTTCTTCTCTACCAGAACAGTTGTCTCCCCGTTTTTAGGAGAAAGATATACTCTCCAGTATTTATTCATGTGAGGGCGTTTTGATACTCGATACCCGAGCCGGAATGCTATCTCTTGAATATCATCTGCCATTCCAGAAGATGCACAGCATATTGAAAAACTTCCGTCTTCTTTAATCGTTCCATCTCCAAGAATATAACTATGGAGAAATGTTTCCAAAACATCTGGGGAACTCTCAATAATTTCTCTGGGAACTCTTTTTTGCCAAGTCGTTCCAAATGATTTGGTTAATTTTGAAACCTCTGTACTGGCGATTGTAAATCCATCATATTTATTTACTAAAGTCCAATCCCCAAAACAATCACGCAGAATATTTAATATTTCGTCATACTTATCGGGATGAGGTTTTCGGAGTTGAAATATTCTTACCTTACAAGGAACACCTCTAAAATCAGAAGTGGATCCCTCTGTCAAATATAAACCCAAAAACGCAACCCATTTCTTCCACAGGATTTTCTTTTCGTCCTTGAACTTCGTCTTTGGAATAACAATATCAGGATGTTCGAATACACTGTGATCAACCTCGTCAACGGTCATAATGGGATGATAATAATTTATCTTAAGTTTCCTCAATTCGTTTGATGGGAAAACGCCATAAAAATCCCCATTTCTCAATTTGGTTGTTCCTGAAAGAGAATACTTACCAACCAAACGATGATCTTCCGTACACCAAAGGCTGAAGTGCTTGTGTTCGTATGTATGTAACTTTCCGGAAAATGGTTGGTTAAATATCCCATGTGGTTTTTCCCAAAAAACATCTCCGTTTTGGTAAACAGCAATTTCGTCATCTAAAGATAAGTTCAACCCAAACTTAAATCCATTACGGGTCAAAACCTCTGTCTGGTCGTCAAGACACCACATTTTATTCTTGTCTTCTTCATGCGCTCCCCACAATTCTGAGAAAAGAACACAATCAGCGTTCGTTCCAGCCTCTCCGGATGGATCAATGGGGATGGCTTCGATGTAAGAACCACTAGGAGCAGTTATCCTGTATCCCAATTGTTTATACCTTTTTCGCATCTTCGGATTGAGTTCAACGGCGCGGCGAATGTAATGCGCTACGCGCGAGTCCGCTTGTTTCAAGTCATTGGCGATCACATAGAATTCCCCGAATTCCGTGAAGGTCGCCCGGTAAAGGGTCATGGCTGCTGCGATGGTCGACTTTGCACTCTTCTTAATATCTGACCAGACGATGATGGAATATTTGAATTTCCCATCCTTATCCGGGGTCAATGCTTCGTTCAATACATCCCGTTGGTAAGTCTGAAGCCCTATTCTTCCATTCAGGTGTGGATCGGCGCGTGTCTCCGGAATATAAAAGTTATTCTCGATCCACGTCACCGCTCTCGGCGTCACTATCTTCTGTGAAGCCTCTTCCAGCCCTGTCACCAATCCGCTCGCCAACGACTCTCGTAAATTCATATTGGATCCTCTTCAGAAAATTCCTCTTGACGTTATCTGGTATTTCTGGCATAGCTCCTGTGGCTGCCATAACTGCGGCCATCAACTGAGCTGTGAGTTCATAACCGTCTTCCGCCGTAAGAACAGCGCGCATGTCTTTGATGATCTTTACTTCACTCTCGACCAGCTTCCGGTCAACATCGATAGCCTCGAACATCTGCTTCCATGCCGCATAATCATGATATGCCTTTTCGAATTCTTCATCAAGCAACCGGGAATATTCTGCTTGCCCGGAACCACCACTATTTTTGAAGTTTTCCCATAAGTCCTTTATGTTCTTCAATCGATCAGGTGCCTGGTTCATATCAATCCGATCCAGTAGTTGCTGAATCCTGACTCTTACAACCTCCATGGAAGCCCGATTGGAGAGTAATCTTCCATCCTTCTTCATTTCTATGTACTTACCCGCCAGACGGGTCAATTCAAACTGTGACGATTTCCCTGAAGTTAACATGTGACCCATTCCATAGAAATTGTTTTTTGGGTTAGGACCGCCGTGAAACTTACAAAACCTGTATGGAAGAACTGCATAACCTTTACACCTGGCTCTTTGCGTCCCGCATTCCGGGCATATCTTTTTCCCTGTGTAAATTTTGTCATAGAAGAAACCACATTTAGGACAACTTTTTTTGTATGCTTGGCATTGCATGTATGGCTCCGCTGATTGAATGACATATAGCCAGATGCACATCCTCTACAATCTTGATATCATCGCTTGGGACAGAAATGATCACTCCTGGCATGTTCCCGAGGATATTCTCTTCCCATACCTCTCCGGTCAGAACGATCAGTTTTCCATCGCACTCCAGAGCGTGTTTGGCTGCCTCGATAACATTCTTAGAAGTTCCACTGTAAGAGATGGCGACCAGTATGTTTCCGATCCGAAAAGATTTCATCGCCAGTGAAAACATTTTGTCCCACCCGTTATCATTGCCGTATGCCGTTACGGTGGATATGAGAGCTGGTAAAGGCAGAGCGTCAATGCCACATATTTTCTGGAGATCATTCGCAAAATGAATGGCCGTTGCGGCACTCCCCCCATTTCCTACTACCCACACCCTCTGTCCAAAGTTTTTTGCATTCCCAAGAAGCCTTGCGGCCTGGGCAAGGGGGAGCAATGATACATCCCGAACGGCTTCTTTCAAAACACTGAAATAAGATGTGAAATAGGCAGTATCCATGCCAACATTCTACCACAAATAGGACTGTCCATCGCCCTAAATAGAGCTGCCCCCGGGAGAGGGCCGGGGGCAGCCAGGATCCTATGCACCCTACGCATAAGGAGAACTATATTGTAACACGATTTATCTCCATCCTACAAACATCACTTCTTTAAACATCACTTCTTTTTTCTCCATCTTTCTTATTTCCAGCATATCATTGTACTCTTGCTCAAAATGCTCCGCTATTTCCCCTTTGCCCCTCGTCCTTCGTATCTCTTTGCCAAGATCAACATTATATGCCTTCTCCCTCAGGATACCAAGTTTCTCTTCTCCCAACCTCTTTTCCACCCAGGCATGAAACATATCCGGATTCTCCTCTACCTTTCTGTGACAGGCAAAACAGTGACAAAACGAGTTGATCGGCTCAAACCTCGTCGCCCACATCCCCCGCCCAAAGTAGTGAGAGCAATGTACTCCTCTGGCCCCCCTGGGGTATTTTGTCCCGCACATTTCACATACCCATCCCGCTCTCTCCCGTATACATAAACTGAACCAGTGATCAGCCGGGGTGATTAACATTTCTCCTTTTCCCTTTCCTGGGTACCGCAGTCATCACGATCTCACTTTTATCCACCTCTCCCATCTGCTCCTTCCAGGCAGGCATATTCTGCTTCCCGATAAATCCCTGAACCTGCGCTTCCAATTCCAATATCTTCTTCTCCATCAGGTCCAGTTCTCCAAAAGCCTCTTCCCCTATCCCATGATCAGCCGAATGTATGGCTGCAAAGTATATCGCTCGCCTGATCGCACTCATTTCCGCTCTCCTTGTTTTTATTAAGGCCAGATCATACTCCCCGACGCAAAACGTAGGATCTTCACATGGTCCAGCCTCAAATATAGTACAGTGCGCAACTCTGCGTTTGTGACTCGCCTGGCGACTCACGGGCTCACCCAGGGCACTGGACCTGGTAACACCTCTATCGACGCGCAGAATATCCCGTTGTAGGCCCTGCGATGTTGTCCACGAACCGAGACGATGCTGTCCGCCGTGTAAGTGGAGTTTAATCCCGGTGGGACTGCATAATTTAGGAGCACCCCGCATATACAGTATCCTTCCACCAGTTTTCTCCACCCCCGCACAAACGTCTTAATGACGAGCCTACGCAGTTATTATACACCTTTTCAGTGAATTGGGTATTTTCAACAATATGCTGAAAACGGATTTTTAGTGAAAGTTGATACGCGATTCTCGGTTGATTTTCATAAGTACAGGTAATTCTATACAGACTTATTTATCCAGTACATATATTTAATGCAGTCGCCAAGATGTAAGATCGTGTTCATCATTGGCTTCGCAATCCCTGAAAGATACGGGCAATTGATGTAACGCTATATTCAAGCGGGGTCGATTCCGAATTCTCCTGGAGCGGGGATACCAGCAGGTGCGTCAATTCATGGATGACAATATATTCAATTCCCTTCTCATCCATACGCGCACACATCTTAAGATTAACATAAATAGTCGCCTCAAGGTATTTGAAGTGGACAATGGTACCGGCAGCGCATGATTCGGTTTGAAATTCCTCCGGCATGTCCTCGTAAGAATCGTAATATTGAACAGTATATTTCCATCCGTAATGTTCGACCATGTAAGACCAACGCTTGAATTGCCGTTTGAATGTATTCAGTGTTTGATTCTTGTTCAGTGTTTGATTCTTGTTCATGTTAGTTTTCCTCTCACCCCCCCCATTCTACCACCATTCCTCCCCCGTTATACCCCCATTAGGTTCCATTAATTACTATATCCATAAATGTGAATCCGGATTCTATGGATTTTTTTTAAGAGGGGGAGTGCATAGTGCAATTTGGCTTTTGCATGTTTTTTCGTTTTTGATTTAATTCTGCTGGCCGGGTCCTGGGTGCAGCTGTATACATTGCGTTATTAGAATGGCTATTCTAGACATATTCATACTGTGCGCCACATGGTATATATAAACTTATATAGTAAGGACTTATATACCTGAGGGCTAATCGGCCATAATTTTTTCTGGGAAAAATTAATCCATAAACGACAAGCGGGATGGTCCCAGGCAAGCCTATATTCTACATAGCGCCTGTGGGCTAGCGCCTGTGGGCTGGCGCCAGTACTATGGCTGTGCTATATGCAGAATCAATATATCCTATACCCTTGACAACTAATCTAATAACTGGTATATATAGAACTATCCCGGGATGTATTCGCCGGGTGTAGACAAGAGAGAGGATAAAATGAATA